ACTTTCTTTGCTACTTTCCGTATCACCTTATCTATATTCCCGTCCTTCTCTCCATCAGTGGCGGCCTTGGACAACCTGAAGTAAGTTTCATTCTCTCGGGTGTTGCTATTCATGCAGCGCGGGTTGGCTTTCGCCCATTCATTCACAAGTGCAACATTCTTCTGTTCAACCGCCAGGACCGCGTTCGTCATTTTCTGGTGGTCTGGACCATCACGCTCCCATTGATTGTTGTCCTTCACGTATAAGGTTTCTCGCTTAATGTCACTGCAATGGATGGGACGTTTATATACGTCGGTCTTTTGTAGGTTGTCGATGAAAATATTCGACATCCCCTCCACATAACCGAGCCTGCCAACATTTTCCAAGTCGGTCATATTCAGTTGGATTGAATTCACGAAATCCTTCATGTTCATCGCATCCTTACATTTTTCGTTAAGGAACAGGTTCATGTTGAATGTAGGATTGTGGCTATTGGTGGTGGTAATCGTGTTATTGTTGGTTGTATTATTCGTCGTATTGTTACTACAGAGTTCTATCATTTTAGCCTGAAGTTCTGTGTTCTGTTGGATGAGTATCATCATCGCAGACGTTAGTTCCTGATTCTTGGTAATAACTTCGAGTAAATATTGTTCGGTTGGATTGGTTGTGGTTGTGGGTGAGATCACGTGTGGCAGGGTGGTGGATGTAGGCGGAGGCGAACGACCGCCGCATATAGTTTTATGCTTATAAACACTCGTCTTATGTTTGAATATCTTGTAACAAAAAGGGCAAGCATTCGGATCAGGCTTGGGTAACGTTTTTTCGTAGTTTTTGACGTTTTCGTCGTGCTTCCGTCTCGTTAAATGACGTTCGTAGTCGGTTTTGTTATACGATATAAAGTCACAAATTTTGCAGGTATAGCAAATTCTCGATTTTTCATTCGTCATCTTGTATTCTCTTCTATTCTACAATACTACAATAAAACGTCTAAAGATACGCTCCACCGCCGCCACCACCACCACCTCAAAAAGTCAGTCACGTGTTTTTTGAGGCCAAAAATGAATTTTGTGAGCATTATGGTCACAACTCCAATTTTGGGTGTTTTGCATTTCATGTTTTAAAAGTCTCGAGCGCAAACGGCATTTTGGACATTTATAGGACAAGCCCCCAAACGGACTACAAATAAACGCATAATCTACATACCCACACTACGCCACACCATATATAGTCTTGTTATTATCAATCTATATATAAATATAGTATATCCTGTACGATTCTATAAAATTCCCAGTTTTGGGGGATCAAAATTGAACGGAATATTTTTTGACGAAAAGTGTTTGAAAAGTAAGACATCTAAGTTTTGAATTTGAAAGTTTTGAATTTGAATCGAATATTTTCCAGAGTTTTCCTTCTATTCCAACGGAATCCCTTCCATTGAAATCTATAATATTTATTTCAAACCGAATATTTTCTGGGAGTTTTCTTCTTTACAATATAATTCCGTTCTCTCGTAAACCACATTTTATAAGTACCCAATCTCTCGCAATTCTTCAGTTATTATGACTGCGATATCGCGAGAGATTCAGGTGCCGATAGCGGAGGGGTGTTGTATTTGGAATACTTTATTATTGGCAAAATTGAATACTATTTATAATATTGTTATAATTACATGTTGTATATTTACAGATAAATGGACCGTAGCCACACACACACAGCAGCAACGTCACCATATGGATACATTTATATGCGAACTCATCCCGCATATGATTTGTATAATGCATGTAAATTGGGCAAAGCAACAAACATACCGGATAGAGACTCTCAATATGCGACGGGTGAGATTGTTAGAGGGACGTTTGAAGCAGTGTTTGAAGTCCCGATTGAACGGGTACATATTATCGAGCGACTTCTCCAGAACGAGTTCTGCGAACATCATGTAAAACACGACGCTGGAACCGAATTTTACGATAAGTCAATAATACAACGGGTCGTTCCATATTTCAAGCAAATCGGAATTACATATAGGCAACTTCCTGTTTATGAAATTGCTGAACTATTGCGAAAGCACAGAATACGCAAGATTATGAAAAAAATACACATTTCATCGCTTATTCGCAGATTGAAGCGATGCAGCGGTAGCATCTATATACCAAGAAGCGACCAGGCGGAAATAATCGACAAAACGGTCCAACATCTTACAGCAAATAATAAAGGGCTACTTGTTCTAACATGTGGTATCGGTAAAACCCTTATTTCATTATGGGTAGCACAGCGTTTACAGCGAAACCGCGTTATTATTGGTGTGCCAAATACGCAACTGCTGAATCAATGGACTATCGTTGTATCATATATATACAATGATATCCCATTACTCGTTGTTTCTGGAGGTGTAACCGTTGAAGATATAGCCAAATTTATAAGCGTCAATAATGAACGATGTATTGTCATAACGACGTATTCCTCCGCGCACAAGGTGTATACGGCAACGCAAGAAACCCAAGTTGTCTTTGATATGAAAATAAATGATGAATGTCATCACTTGACAACGGTCAATATTCACCTAGCGCAAACAACAAATGCATTTATACTGATGCTTGCAATTCCGGCCGAAAAACAACTATCGTTGACCGCCACCATCAAGCAAATCGACAATTACGCTGTAAATTCTGACGACGGTATAGGCTGTCGTGCGATTGTATCAAACGACGACGTCGCACATTTCGGCGAAATCATAGAACGACGATGTGTGCTATGGGCGATACAACAAGGAATTATTTGCGATTATACTATCCAGAGTATTATTGCGAATGAGGAGCAATTAGAAGCGCATCTGACATATTTTGGCATCACTATCGAAACAGATAAACGCATTTTCTTGAGTGCCTTTGCAGCACTGAAGAGCATACACGACGGTCATTCTCATCACTTGCTGATATATTCAAATAATAAGTCCAGCTCCGCGAAAATCATCAAATATGTAAACATGCTTATTGAAGAGGAATACTTTGTCGTCCCTCGTCTCTATTCTTCAGAATATCATAGTGAAATGAAATGCAGAGAACAAGTCGGCATATTAGAGCAGTTTGGTCGCTCGGCAAAAGGCATCATTTCGTGCGTGTATTGTCTTGGCGAAGGTTGGGACTTTCCGTTGTTGGACGCCGTCGTATTTGCGGAAAATATGAGTTCAAATATACGTATCGTTCAGTCCGCATTACGACCTTGTAGAAAGAATCCAAACGAACCCAATAAAATAGTCAAGATTATACTGCCGATATTGAATAGAGACGATTGGTTATCCAATAATGAAAATCCAGATATGCGAAAATCGCGCGAAATCATTTATCAGATGGGACTAGAAGACGAGACAATCTCGCAAAAAATCAAGGTGTTCCGGATTGAAATCAAAAAATCACAGCGAAAGCCGAAACCTGACCGCGACGACAACGACGACGACGACGACAACGACAACGACAACGATATCGGAGAATACGATGATGAACTTACACAACAACTACGTCTCAAGACGGTGAAGCGCGCCGCACTTGGAACATCATATGAACGGTCAAAACGAATTATCGTGGAAAACGGGATAAAAACCCGCGATCAGTATTACGAATTGTGTGACCGAGATAATCGTTTAACCAGCGAACCAGAAATAACATACAACGGTCAATTTACGAACTGGGTGGATTATTTAGGCATAGAACGCGTCTATTATGACCCAGAAACGTGTAAAATCAAAGTAGGCGAGTGTTTATCAAAATACCCCGAGCTCAGAACCAACGGCCTAGATTTAGCCAAAATGTGCGCGGAATTATGTTTATTAGACCCGCTTTTCCCACCGAACGGATTATGGACCGATTATTACAATATACGCGAATTAAGCGAAATCATCGTTATACCCAAAAAACGAAAGGCAAACATCGCGCTATAGGCGGGGTCGGTGGAAAGTAATAAATACTTTTTATTGTAAAATTGAAGTAAAGAATAACGATTATGATATAAAGTATTTTCTACGGGTTATATATAACGCCAACGATGTCAAAACAATATACTTGCGAATTTTGTAAGAAAGTCTTCCAACAGAAGATTGATTTTACACGTCATCAGAGTAAGAAGACCGCGTGTGTCTCTTTAGGCGAAATCCAACAAATTGCGATGAAGAAGGAGGAGAAAACGGAAATTCGGTCAGAACTCAACAATGTGTTTAAACGGTGCTTGGATATAATGCGTGATAATGAAGGTCTTACTGGTGAAAAGGCGTTGCGAAACATGTCGTCGTTGTTGATTTTGAAACTGCTTGAGCCGCATTTTCGTGTCGGTGGAGAGATTGATATTGCGAATTATGATTTCAGTGCGGGACTTGAAGAGCATTTTGACGAGTGTTTAATCGAACGCAACAAACAACGACTGCTAACGTGTGTTCTTTTCAGCAATTTATCCAAGGAGAAGGAAGATAATATTCCGCAATTGATGAAATATATATGGGATATCATATTGTCGTGCCATCCAGCAACCAAATGCATATTCTTGAAAGGGCGGGGGTTCGATATTCGTCATCAGTCCACATACAAGAAAATAATCGACAAACTAAACGCAATTGACTTATCGCAAACAGATTATGATGTATTAGGTGAAGCGTATGAGGAAGTTATCCAAGATATTATGACAGGTAAATTGCTTGGACAATTCTTTACACAGCCATTAGTGAAGAACATGATGGTGCGTCTCATCGACCCGCAAGTACGGGAGGATGGAACGTGTGAGACATGCGCCGACCCTACGATGGGAACAGGCGGTTTCCTCATTTCATATTTACAAACAATAATGAAACAGGCCAAAACGCGCAATATTACACTGAACTGGGATTATATCACAACCACCGGTTTGTATGGAAAAGAACTGGAACCGGATACCTATCAATTGGCAGTTTCAAATATGTTGATTTCGTCGGGTCATATGTTTGGTGGATTGGAATGCGGTGATAGTATCCGACAGCCTATTACGCGGAAGTTTGACAATATTCTCGCCAATCCACCGTTTGGGATTAAAGGATTTAAATACGACGATTTCCAATCCGCTTTGAAGTCGCAATATGTTCCCATCAAGACGGATAATGCGGTGTCTCTCTTCATTCAAGCTATCATCTATATGTTGAAAATCGGCGGAAAATGTGCAGTCGTATTACCAGACGGGCAAGAATTGTTTTCAAAGACGAACACTACATTTGTCGCGATTCGCGAGTATCTTATGAAAACGTGCGACCTGAAAGAAATCAATTATTTGCCTTCTGGAATATTCACATACACGCCCATCAAGACATGTGTATTCTATTTCGTTAAAAAGCGCGAAGGTTCAGATGCGCTTGAAGTGAAAATCAACGTATCCAAAACTCAAAAAGAAACTGGACGCGATTACAAATTTTCAAAGACACATCAAACAACGAAAGTCGCGTTTTATGACTATAATCCATATGAGGGTGAAGGCGTGAAACATCTCTTGGTTGAAGTTCCGATTGAGACAATTGCGAGTAATTCATATTCACTCAATTATGCAGAATATATGAAAGACGACGCCGACGAAGAACAATATAAAGATGGTGTTGTTGTGAAGACACTGGGAGAAGTTTGTAGTATTGATTATGGAACACGAATTGTAAAAGGTAATAATACAGAAGGTGAATATCCGGTTTATGGAAGTGGTAGAGCGATGTTTTCCACAAATACCTTCAATCGAGAAGGGTATAATATATTGATTGGACGATTTGCGTTATCATTAGAATGTGTTCGTTTTGTGAATGACAACATATTCTTGAACGATAGTGGATTATCTGTAAAACCCAAAACCGACAGTTTATTACACAAATATATCGGATATTACTTATTACACAATCAAAGTATTATATATAATTGTGCGAGAGGAACCGCACAGAAAAACCTGGAAATGGATATATTCAAATCAATCAAAATCCCAATCCCATCACTTGAACGCCAACAAGAAATCGTAAAATATTTGGATTTCATATACGAAAAAGCAAACAAAACAAGTCGTGAAAAAATATCTGAATTGAAGCAATTGAACGAGTTTTGTTTGACGAATCAAAAGATATTTGGGGATAATGTGGTGAAGGTGCTGGGAGAAGTTTGTGAGAAAATACATTCTGGTAAGTATAATTCAAAGGACTGCAAATCTGTTGGTAAATATCCATTTTATACAAATAAGGTCAATAATCCAGAAGGATATACAGATGAGTATTGTTTTGATTATGAAAAATACTTTATACTTATTAAAGATGGAGGCGCTGGTGATAAAAAATATGGTGACCATATTGGACTTGGTAAAATATTCAAAGTATATGGTAAATCCGCCGGAACATCACATCAATACGCGTTAATTCCAAAGAAGGAGTTTGACTATGATTATTTATATCAATATTTAAAATTTATCAAAAATGAAATAATGGATTTGGCTCATTATACTACTGGATTAGGATGTATAAAAAAAGGAAACATAGAAGAGTTGAAAATCCCAATCCCATCTCTCGAACGCCAACAAGAAATCGTCGCCTATTGCGAATCAAATGACGCGCTCATCCAACAGTTGGAAATTGAGATTGAAAACAACAAAAAACAAGCCCAAATGTTTATTGACGGAATTGTTAAATCCCACGGTCAACTACTACTATCCGATTCAAGTGAAGAAGAACCGATAATCTCGCCAGAAGACCACGATGATGTGAACTCGGTTGTATCACCCGCGTCTTCATCATCTGCGGTGTCGTTGCCGGAAACCGGCACTGAAACAAAACCAAAAACACGAAAGTTCATTGTAAAAAAAAGTCTCCCATAATAGATATAACTGTGTAAATATTCGGCATACTGTGTAATGACATCCCAAACCAAGAAGAATCAAATATCGCGCAATACAGTAATAACACGAAAACCCCGGCCGTCGCGGTCACGATATAACAATACACCACCAGGAGGCGTGTATTGTTATATAATATATTTCAATCGCCCAACCCAAACTCTAATCCGAGAATAATGGCAATCATCGAAAACCAACTAAATCCGTAGTTCAAAGACGTACCCTTGATTTTTCCATAATACTGAATCATAAAGGGTAGCATGATAAAAAAAAGCATCCACGATAAGAGCCACCCTGTGAATGCATAGACAGAATATTTTACGATGGTGTCATATTTTACGTAAAGTTCGCGAAGCGAGTGCATCATCATCATATACATATACCTTAGGTAAAATTTGGATACGAATACCATGGGGGTTCCGCCCCCCCCCCCAACGGCGGATTTTTATCAACATCCATCCACAACACTTACTCGCATCCGCCGCGTCTATATTTACTCTTTGCGCTTCGCTGGTCAAGTCTTACGGCTGCGGACCTCGGGTTTTACACCGTAGGTCAAAATCAAGCGTAGCTCCCGCCGTTGGGGGGCGAACACCCCCCGATATCCCTGAAAAACGAGTCCTTTTCTCCATGCAGCGTGTATTTCTTCCCGGTGCGGACATCCACGTATCCATCGGTCTCGGCACAATTCTGGGGCGACCAACCGGTGCAGCAATACCATCCGGTGATTTTGGTGACATTCTGGCGGAGGACCATGACGTGACTTTCGTATAATTTGGCGTATTCTTCACACTCGGCGTTGTAATGTTCGATGGAATGAAGATGAGACGGCGCGATTAGTTGGTAAGCATACCAAGAACGGATGTAATGCGTTCGGTATTTCGGGGCGGCGACGACAGGTTTGACAGGAGCGACGACGGGAGCGACGGTGGAATCAACGATAACAGACATAGTTTGCGATGAAGAGAGTTGAAATGGCTGAATACTAAATTAAACATTTCAATTTTATTTTATAAAACCGTTCCTGAAGGAATGTCAATTTTTCTTTATTCACTCGACGACTACGATACAAAGGCCAACTACCTTCGTGCCGTCTTTTTAGGGTGATTTCTGCGAGTGCGGGGACGACGATGATGAACGAGACGCCGAGTGCGAGACCTGGAACTTTTAGTTTTGCCGATGTATTTTTTTCGATTTCCACCACCATCACGAGCACGATGCGTCGGTAGAGGAGGTTCCTCATCATCAGCATGAGCGCCCTGAGTAGCATCACGATCCGCATCACTATTTCTACGTTCACAATCCATCATACACAATTTATGTGAACTTACTTCATTTTGTATTTCTTCTTGTATTTCTTCCATCGATTTGTTAGTTTTAATTAAATTATATATTGTACTTTGGTCATAATTACACAAAGCGTTACAATCAATAGGCATTTGTATTATATAAATTAAGCCTATAAAAAAACTAAATCCAACTACCGCCTCCACGTGGCTGCGAGCGCATATCCATCGTTCCACGCAAGCTTCCATTTCCGCCACCACCAGCGCCGTTGGCACCCAACCGCGAATACTCTGGTTGTTGAGGCGGAGCACGATACGCAGCCTGTGCTGCAAACTGGGGAGGTGTTCCAACCGGTGCATACTGTTGCGGGGTTGGCATCGATTGTCCGCGCTGCGAACCGCTTGGCATTCCACCACCGCCACCGCCGCCGAATCCACCATCATAGTTCATACCACCACCACCTCCTCGCATAGCCACATTTTCCGTTCGCGCCGCAGGGACGACATTACCCCCGTAATTGCCCCCGCCGCTCCCACCAACAATATGATTACTAGCATTAGGTTGTTGTATATCCGAATTTCTTTGTTGCTGTAACTTCTCTAAAGAAACACTTCCGACCTTGTCTGGCGAATAATTGTCTGGCGGAGTTTCAATTTTATCCACGATATCAATCGTTGCATAATTATAAAGCTGTCGCATCCCACCGTTGCCCTTCGCCGACAACTCATCCGGACTCTGGTCTAAGAAACTGTAATTGTCCGATGCAACACCGAATCCACTACCCATACTCTCCCGCCCCAACGCAAATGCATTCGGTTCCCCGTTAAAGTTCGTCGCCTCGTTATTCAGCGCAACATTCTTCGGCTGAAAATGCTGAAGGATTTGGTCGCCGTAAAGCACCTGGTGGCCTTTATTCAAGAGCAGTAATGCGGGAACGCGATTGACTTGAGGCGGCAGGAGGACTTTTTCGCCGGTCTCTGTTAGGATATGCCATGCTCCTGTGCCGGATTTAACACGCTTATCAATACAGAGAAAATGAATTTCGTTACTGACTTGCGATTTAGACAGCGCGGTTAATACTGCTTTGGATTTATCACAGTGTGTACTATAGTAAATAATAGACGACATATTCTCTATTACTAAAACAAAGATAAAACTTTATGTGTTTTTTGACGCGTTTATAAATGACAAATACCGAGTTTATACATCATAAAATAACTGAATTGTTTCAATCGTTTTAGAAGTGGTATTTTCCGGACTTACCCAATAACTGATTGTCTCTTCTAATACATGTAACCTTTCAGTCCATTCATTCTTTTTTGATTTTTTAACAACACATAATCCATTCTTGTCACATCCCCAACACGAAGTTATGTTTGTTCCATCTTTTTCATATTCATCTGGATTGAATCTGATAAACACAATAGGTCTATGTCCTACATCTTGCGACAGTTCCATTATGCGTTTGTTTTCACAACTACAATCATAATCCGCGTGTTGGTTTTCATCAATTTCTACAATAATAACCTGATACCCTAAATCCAATAACAAGTCTGGTCGGCGTTTGGAACAACCAGTATTTACTATTTTGTCTGCAATCCAACTTAATTCGGGAAACTTTGTTTTCACGTATTCTACAACTGAATATTCTTTGGTTTTGTAGTTGCGTGATACTGGTTTGTCGGGGAAGAGGTTCATATAACAAAATCGGCAATATCCGTCGTATTTTTTTTGAACGAGAGTGGAACACCATTCGCTTTTACAAGTCTTATCTTTAACATTTACCATTCCTTGTAGTTTGTGTTCTGAACAATATAACGGTTTTGTTTCGCCTTCGTTGTTAAATACTGGTATTGTTTTACACCCATCGTGAATACACGTCTTGTCTTTCACATTTACCATTCCGTCTTCTTTGTGTTCTGAACAATATAACGCTTTTATTAGACCTTCTTTATTATAGGTTGGTTGTCTTTTACACCCATCGTGAATACACGTCTTGTCTTTCACATTTACCATTCCGTCTTCTTTGTGTTCCGAACAATATAACGCTCTTGGTTGACCTTCTTTATTATAGGTTCGTTGTCTTTTACACCCATCGTGAATACACATTTTGTTTTTTACATTCACCATCCCGTCTTCTTTGTGTTCCGAACAATATAACGCTCTTGGTTGACCTTCTTTATTATAGGTTCGTTGTCTTTTACACCCATCGTGAATACACGTCTTGTCTTTCACATTCACCATTCCGTCTTCTTTGTGTTCCGAACAATATAACGCTTTTGTTTGACCTTCGTTGTTATAGGTTCGTTGTGTTTTACACCCATCGTGAATACACGTCTTGGTAATCACATTCACCATTCCGTCTTCTTTATGTTTTGAACAATACAACGGCATTTTGAGACCTTCTTTGTTATAGGTTGATAGAGTTTTACAGTTTTCGTGAATACACTTCTTGCTTTTCACATTCACCATTCCGTCTTCTTTGTGTTTTGAACAATACAACGCCTTTGTTTCACATTCGTTGTTATAGATTGGATGCGATTTACAACCATCATGAAGACACATTTTGTATAATAATTAATATAATTGATAGACAAATATTTATAAATCAATTTATGTTAAAATCCACGTTTGAAATATTAAAATATTTGAAGAAAAAATTGATAGTAAATAATATTAATGTATATAAAAGGTATCGTTTATTCTTTACTATTGAGTAATGTCATCCGCATCCGCTACCGCCGCTACCGCCGCTACCGCTCCCTTTCATTCCGCCTCCGCTGTGAGCAAATATATCCCCCGCATCGTCTCAAAAACAGACCAAAACGGAAAGCTCGAATTCACCATCGACCGCATCAATGTGTCGCTGGCCAACGCCCTTCGTAGGGTCATTCTCTCCGACATTCCAACATTCGTTTTTAGAGTGTATCCTCATTCGGAGTGCCGTTCGACGATAACCGTAAATACGAGCCGCATTCATAATCAAATACTGAACCAAAGGCTCTCATGCATACCAATCCACATCACAGACCAAGAATTTCCCTTCAAAGATTATCAAGTCGAAATAAATGCCACTGCCGACGGCGGCGAAATCCGCTACATCACAACCAAGGATTTCAAAATGAAGAACAAAACCACGGGCAAATACCTCACCGATGTCAAAGTTCATGAAATATTCAAACCCAACGAAATCACCGGCGATTATATCGAGTTTACGCGCCTCCTCCCGAAAATGTCAGAATACAGCGAAGGCGAGCAACTCGCGATGACGTGTGACCTGGATATCGGGACAGCTCGAGAGGATGGAGCGTTCAACGTGGTTTGTACCTGTGCTTACAGTATGACGATGGACCCCGCCAAGGTTGATGAGGCGTGGCGCGTGAAGGAATCGGAACTCGTGAAGGAAGGTGTAGCCGCGATCGGAAGCGAGGAAATGAAAGCCCAGCGCAAGAATTGGGCGCTATTGGATGCTCAGCGTTATACGAAGGACGACAGTTTCGATTTTGTCATAGAGACGGTAGGTGTTTTCTCGAACGCGGATATCGTGAGTAAGGCCGCACAGATTATGATCAACAAATGCACGAAGTTCATCCGCGATATTGAAAGCGGGGAGAACCATATTATTCCGACGGTAAGCACAATCCAGAACGGGTTCGATATTGAATTGAAGGGGGAGGATTATACTCTAGGGAAGGTTCTCGAGTTCTTCATGCATGACAAGCATTACGCGGAGGACCAGACGGTCACGTACTGCGCATTCCGTAAGATTCACCCGCACAACCCGGATAGTATGATACGTGTTGGTTTCGCAGAGACGGTGGGGGTGGATGAAGGGATTGTGGCGGAGTATATCACGACATGTGCGCGGGATGCCATTGTGGTGTTTGAACACATCCGCGACCAGTTCAGGGAGTATTAGCGAAATGAAATGGAGCCGAGCCGAGCGAGCGCGTGGCTGGGGACCGTACGAACCAATAAAATAGGATGAGTTGAATAATAAAAAAAGAATAATCTTTTTATTATTTACACACGATTACGTTATATATATTTATTATAAAGTATTATATATAAAGTATTATGGAACAAGGTTCATCGGCGGGTAAGGTAGATGTTCCTGTTGAAGCACCTCTCCTCGAATTAGGCGAACTTCACGCTCACCGAGAAAAAATTAAAGCATACATCACGTCCATTACATTAATCAAAGATGAAAAACCCAAAGACGGCAAATCCAAAGCTAGAACTGTCGTCCGCAAAAAGGAAAAAAACAAATTCGGCGAAGTATTCACACCGAACAAGTTAATCAACGATATGCTTGACAAATTACCGCCGGAAGTATGGCGCGACCCCACCAAAAAATGGTTGGACCCAGCGACAGGCTTCGGGAACTTTCCGATGGTGGTTTATGAGCGACTGATGGAGGGTCTTGCGGCCCACCCGGATTACAAAGACAGAGACTCAGCCGTACGCAGCGAATACATCATTCGGCGAATGCTTTATATGGTTGAATACAACGAGGCTAGCTGCAAAATAATCCGACAGAGATTTGGTACCGCAGCGAATCTATTCTGCGGTAGTTTTGTAGATCCGCTTGACCCGATTCGTTTCACCGACGGAACAACTCAATTCGATGTAATCGTAGGCAACCCGCCATTTAATGCCGACCAGACTCACAAAGGCAAGAAGGGAGGCGGGAGTAACTTGTGGCCCAGTTTCGTAGATCATTCGTTAGATATGCTAGTTCCTGGTGGATATCTCCTATTCGTGCATCCCGCGTTATGGAGAAAACCGCCATCTTCCCGGGCAAAAACCCTCTTTGATAAAATGGTCCATGATAATCATATGTTATACCTAGAAATACATAGTAAGCCCGATGGTTATAGAGATTTCGGTGTTCAAACAAGGTACGATTATTATGTTATACAGAAGCGACGACCAACCCCGAGTAGGGATTTTACTACCGTAAAAGACCAATTAGAACAAGCACATCAACTCGATTTATCTCGTTGGCGGTTTCTACCGAATCATAGCTTTGAATTGATAGAACAATTATTAAGTGGAAAAGAAGAAAATTATGTTATATTTAGTCGTGGGCAGTATGGTTCGGATAAAAAATGGGTAATAAGTGATGAAGAAAAGATAGAGAATATAGAAAAGGATAGTGAATATCAAGAATATAAATTCCCGTTGGTCCATTCTACAACATTAGACGGACCTAAAATTTATTGGTCTTCAAAGAAGAACGATGATTGTAAAGATTGTAAAAAGATGTTTGGTATTCCAAAATTGATATTCGGAGAGTCGGGAATAAATACTGTTATTATTGACGATGAAGGTAACTATGGTACGACACAAGGAGCAATGGCAATAAAAATACCAAGCCGAGCCGAAGGTGAGATAATTAAAACGGTCCTTGAAAGTGCTGAATTCCACCAAATTTTAGAGGCGATGTCATTTTCCAACTTCCGAATTGATTGGCGTATGTTTCTTTATTTTCGACCGGATTTTTACAAACACGCGCAATTTGTAAGTATAGCTCCTTTTGTTAGGCCATCTGTATTAAAAAAAACAGCAGCCAGAGCACGAGACCTGATGGCTTTTGTCCAAAGTAAAAGAGCACGTGATGAACCGTCAAAATCAACACCGTCAAAAACAACACCGTCAAAAACAACACCGTCAAAAACAACACCGTCAAAAACAACACCGTCAAAAACAACACCGTCAAAAACAACACCGTCAAAAACAAGAAAGTCAAGAACAACCCCGTCAAAAACAACCCCGTCAAAAACAACACCGTCAAGAACAAGAAAGTCAAAACCAAAGTCGCTGGTTAGTGAAGGTGGAAGAAAACGAAATTGTCGTAATTGCACGAAACGACGAAAACGAAATTCAAGATACACAAGAAAAAAGTATTAGTATTACACACATGCTTACCTCTAAATATAGTCAATATAGTCCGCACTACCTACCTACCTACCAGCCACCAACAACAGACGCAGTCGTGTCGTCTTCTACTGCATCTGCTTCTGCATCTGCTTCTGCATCTGCATCCACCACCACCGACCCGAAATCCATCGTCGCCGCCTCTTGTCTTGGGACGAGTAAGTAATCGGCTCCCTGTGAGAATATTGCGTCGTCTGGGTTGTTGATGGTGAAATCGGTTCCTTCCGTAAGGCGAATCAGGTTGCAGAATGCCAACATCGACATCATCCTCCATGCGCTGACTGAGATGTCACGCAACTCCAAAAACGCCCAGACAACGGGGTTGCGATGCTCGGCGTCATATTTCTCGAACTCGAGATAGATATCCGAGAGAACGATGTTTTCTGCACGAAGTTGTTTCTCGAAATTGGCCTCTGAGCGCGGGCGGTCCATCGTTGTCATCGCATTCACCATAACGATGTTTGTCCCAGCGAGCTGACAAAGGTTGATGAATTTTTGCTGAAGCCGACCGCTCCCCACGAGAAATGTGATGACGAGTTGGTTCTTGTCGCTGGTGTGAGTGTCATTTTGTGAGTTGTTAGAACTCGAACGGCGCAAACCACGTCTTGGTGTCATCGCCTCTTCATCGTAGCTGTCGTCGTCGTCGTGGTTGTCGTCGTCGCTGATGCTTCCGCCGAGCTCATCACCACCTGCTTGGGTCTCGGAATAGCCGTAAGCATTCCCCCCCCCCCAATTCGCGTCTTCTTGTTCTTGTTGATACCTGGATGCGATGAGTGAAATCATTTGGATGGTTCGGTTGAGGAAGGCGAGCTCTTTAGCCATAATGAGCGCCAGAGCAGCGTTGTCGCGGTGGATGTCGTTGGGGGTAAAAGCGGATGAGACCGATGAAGACGCTGCAATCGAAGCGGCTGCAGATGGAAGGCGTCCAGAAGCGATGCTGTTGATGTCGCGGGTTTCGATTTCGGCCTCCAATTGACGGATATTGGTGAAAATGGGGAGTCCTTCCATGACATTTCTGCGCATGGCGGTTGAGTGGTTCAAGAGTGAGTATTTGATTTTGTCGCTGTCGGCTGATGACAATCCAGTAAATCCGGTGAGTGTTCTGATAGTATTGTGGATATCGCCGTTCTTGAGGAAGGAAAACATGCTTGTAATGTACTGTATGACTGGTAGCTGTGATCTGGTGTATAGATGAAAAACATTTCAATTTTTTCATGGAATGAAAAAACCGTTCCGGAGGGAATGTCAATTTTTTCATGGAATGAAAAAACCGTTCCGGAGGGAATGTCAATTTTTTCATGGAATGAAAAAACCGTTCCGGAGGGAATGTCAATTTTTCATTTACATGTTGCGAATCAATATAGGAACCACCGACCCCGATATATACATATGAAATGGAAGGCGAACAATATGCTCGATGGGGGGAATATATGACACTATTATTTATCATATACTCTGCACCCGTCATAGTCTTCAATACAAACTTCTCCTTCTAGGGCCACACCAGCTACCTAGCCCACATCCGCCACCGAGCCCACATCCACCGCCACCGAGCCCACGCCATCACAGTAAAATACATATAAACATAAAACCGTTCGTTACATTATATAATTTGTTGTTCATAGAATTGTATAATGTCCAATATCAATAAAACCCGTGCAGCTGATCACAATCATCTACTCGATGGTTTAACAACGGCCATCGCCGAATATCATATCGTAGAGGGCGGGTCGTTTCAGATCGTGCATCAGGTGAGCAGGCTTCGTGAACTCGTCGGTAAATGTGCGCCCAAATCAATCATGGAAATCGGTTTTAATGCAGGGCATTCTGCGCTTCTATTTCTTGCGATTACGCCACCAGAAACAAAAGTCGTGAGTTTCGATTTAGGCGAGTATGCATATGTGTTTGCGGCGAAGCGTTATATCGACTCGGTGTTTCCTGGTAGGCATACACTAGTTACTGGCGACAGCACCGTCACTATCCCAAAATACGAAGAACAAGTCGCGCACCGGATGAAGAATCCCGAAACTGCACCGCCATTACGTTTTGATTTTATTTTTATAGACGGAGGGCATCAAAACGACATTCCTATGAAAGATATTCTGAATTCACAAAGATTGGCATCTGGCCCACATACGCTCGTTGCGATCGATGATATATGTCGTGACACATCTCATCATGCGCACTATACAATAGAACCAACCAAAGCCTGGGCCCAAATGATATCCTGTGGTGTTATTACAGAAGATGGATATGACGATTATTATGAACTCATGAAACGTGATAATATACTTTTGCATGAAAGCTGTAATGTGCGCGGGATGGCGTGGGGAAACTATTGTTTGCTGTCAGATGAGCCTGACGACACCCGAGCCGGACAAGGATCGGATACCAGTGACAAATCTACAGAAAAGACATCGACCACGTCATCGGCGACATTCAAGCGGCTTCGTTATAATTATTATCAAAACATTTCCAAATATATGGACCGAAATCAAATGCTTCAAGAAATCCATAACCAGCATCATTATCATAAAGAGCACGAGAAACTGGTCGCGATTGCAGATATGTACTTAGAGTATTTCCCAACGTATAACAAACGCGACACAAATTATGTCCGATTTTATCGCGCAAGTTCAAATTTTACGTTAAACCCCGCGACAGCGATGAAACAATTCGAAGAAATCATAGATACGCCTTCACCGCCCCCGAATGCAGCCAACGGTGTAAATGATAGTGAATCGGAACTGCCGGATTTTATTAAGGAAACGTCGGTTGCGAATCTCGGGATGTTGTACTCAGGTGACCCTTGTCCCGAAATTCCGAAAATCATCCATCTTCTTTATTTTGGCGAGACCGAATTCTACAATTTTCATCATCGTTGTATCCATTCTATGTTGCAGTATATGCCTGAATATGAAATTCGGATTTATAATGCAAAGGAGCCGGTTGGTAATACATACTGGGATGACATCAAAAAACAGCCACGTATAAATATTCATAAAATTGACCCCCCGGTATTTTTCGATGGATTCGAATTAAAGCATTTTCAGTATAAAGCGGATGTTACGCGTTTAGAGGTATTATATGAACATGGTGGTGTATATCTTGATATTGACATGCTTATTGTTCGCTCATTCCACGAAGTATTTAAATCCGGACATTCCTTTTATATCAGTGAGGAACGAGAAGGAAGCGCTGGTCGCGGTAGTGGTGCTCTCATCAACGCATTCTTGGCATCTAAACCGAAGAACGAATTTATCAAGTTATGGTTGAATGAGTTCAAGTCGGGGTTGCGGTTGGGGATATGGGCGCATCATATTCGTGATTCAAATAAGCAGCTTCTTGAGAATCATCCACATTACATGCACAAGTATCGAATTCGCGTTCTTGACTGGAAGTTATTTATGCCGCTTCACTGGCAGGACACAGAGGCGTTTATTCGTTCCGAGATGATTCCGTATGAATTTCCCGCGGAGTCGTATGGAACCCATTTATGGGAGACGATATTGGGCGATGTTATGCGTAGAAACGAATTTCTTCAAAAGCAGAAAATGGAGCTTGATGTGTATCGGCGAAGATACATTAGTAATACCGCTGATTCGGCTGATGCGGCTGATGCGGCTGATGCGGTCGAAGATGACCTCACAATTTATCCAGAATATTACCATGATGTGCGAAGCGACCAGTATGTCGATAAATATATAACAAAGGGCAAACACTCAGGATATTTTATTGAAATCGGTGCTGGTGATGGTGAAACCGATTCGGCATGTTACTTTTTCGAGAGATATCGCGACTGGCTCGGTCTTGCGGTTGAACCTGCGAAAATCTATGAAACCGCGATTCGAAGTAAGCGCGAGAATCCAGTTATTGCCGCGGTGTCAAATGTGACATCATCGATTACAAATGGAAGTGGGCGTGGTGCGATTTTCTATGAATCGAGTGTTGGCTGGTTGAGTGGTCTAAAAAGTGCGCTTGAAAGTAGTAAAGAAGGACAAGACTGGACGCGTGCCAGTTTCAAATCGTATAAGGTAGATACGACAACGCTGTATGATTTATGTTGCCAGTATTCTTCGCCGGAATATATCGACTATTGCGCGATGGATTGTCAGGGATGTGAATATGATGTTCTCTCGACATTCTTTGAAGAGAACCAGTTATCTGTGGCTTCATCTGACAACATAGAAAAAGAATGTATCAATATGATTGTAATGAACCGGGTATTTTGTATCGGTTTTTTCAGCGTGGAAGTGAGTTCGACTAAAATCTATGAAAAAATCCGGGATTTGATGGTACGAAATCATTACGAAGAAGTAATAAATCCGTATCTCTCGGTAATAAAGAAATCAAGTGTAAATATGAAGTACTTTAAATACTGTTCTGGCGAATGCACAACTACGACTACGAGTATGACTACGAGTATGACTACGAGTACGAGTAGTGGTAGCGATAATTCTCCGCAACTAAGTGACAGGTCGATTTCATCGATTTCATCTAGTGTTAATTTTACGCCTCAAGCGATTCAAACGCCCCCGTCTTCGCCGGAAATGACGTCGGCCTCGTCGGCGTCATCGACCGTACAGTTGGAAATGACGTCGGCCTCGTCGAAAACCGCGTCCTTTTTGCACAGTGCTCCTTTTGCGGAAGAGGTTGTTGTTATTTGTCTCGAAGAGCGCCCCGAACGAACAAAGTATGTGAGCGACCATTTAACTTCTCATGGAATACATCATTCTATTCTACTGAATAAAATAAACACAGAAGATACGAAGGTTGGGTGTTTTCGTTCGCATATTCATGCGATCCGATATGCTCAGAATAAAAATCTCTCGTCGGTTCTTATTTTTGAAGATGACGTGATTATCCAGGACAATATTCACGAACTCGCAACAATACCGTTTCCATCCGACAACTGGGATATTTTATACCTTGGCGGTATTTTGACAAAATATGACGGAATAGATGCATCGCGTAAATGGGTGAAAGGGACGATATGGTGCAACCACGCTTACCTGGTAAAGCAACATATGTATCAACCTATTCTGGATTTTGTGGCATCATTTCCTAACTTGATAGAATTGGAACGCAAAAATATCGATTTCATGTATACTGAGTATTTTCAACCCAAGTATCAGTGCTGGCTTGCGAATGAACAATATATCGTTCAAAAAGAAGGATATAGTGAGATAGATGGTCGTGTAAAATGGAAAGCTGGATTTGACTGGAGTACATTTTCGATGAAGGTAGTGTAATTCCGGTATAATAGTTATATCGATGGTGGTGGTAATGTTACAGTTTGAAAATTAGTTCGATGAATATCGTTAATTGCATGACTAGGCTCACGGACCATCTCGAAACCCGCCTGGTAAAATGGGTGTGGAAAACGATCGAATGTGTGAATATAACCGCGAAAATCCATTTCAAGCAACCACATATCGAGAGGCGTTTTCATAAATAATGCTGTATCGGTTTCTACAGCTTCTAATAATCGTTTCGCACCGCGTTGGCTCACAAGATAAGCACCCGCGGTGCGAAATAATGGTGAAAACCATATATTACGATTGCCTTGAATGACTGCTGGTGAGAGATTTCGGCGCTTGTAGATAGAAGGTGTGAGAGATTCACGATAATACTCTTCGAGAGAATCTCTCGTTGTTTTTTGAAATGGAAAATAGGGACACGTCTCGCCATCGATGTCATAATGAGGCGTCCATTGTCCGCCAACATACATCACATCGAATTCATGCCTGGGTCCGGTGGTTGTATCAATCGATTGCTCAATCTCGTGAATCGTACGCTGTATTCTCTCGAGAGATTGTTCTGTAAGCATTACGTCGTCCTCAAAAACAAGTAAAAAATCGGTGGTTGGATTCTCTGCATGCGCCTTCCATAAAGAATAATGGCTCAAAGAACATCCGACTTCACCTAACACGCGCGTTTGATCGCGTATTGTATCCAATAAATCAGAGAATCCAAAGTAATGTTCCGAGAGATTTTGTCCGTCGATTGCGGCAAAACGACGAAATGCGAAAGGTATATGCTTATAAAGATAGACCATACGGTCCGGACGCCGGTCCAAATTAATAACTGCTATATCTAATTTTTCCATTTACACGATAATATACAATATTTTTTTGGATTTATACTGTTTCTTAGCATAATGAGCGTGGATTCGCAGTTTATTATAGATATTACCATCCCAGAATTCTTTTTTATATCCGTCTATAATATCCACCGACTATCCCTTACTTTAGGAAAACCTATTAAACCGTTATTGAGTATTACATTTACCTGTTATAATCATTATTATCCGCACCATTTATCGTAATCGTAATCATGTCAGTCATTAGTAATGAAATTGTTACATCACCCGCTGCTGTGAAGTCGCAGCCGGTAGAGCCTCTTCTTGAAGAAGACCAAAATCGGTTTGTGTTATTTCCGATTAAGGATGCCACAATTTGGAATATGTATAAAAAACAGGTTGATTGTTTCTGGCGCGCGGAGGAAGTCGATCTTACGAAGGATGTCGCGCACTGGAATTCGTTGAACAACGACGAGAGATATTTCATCTCGATGATTCTTGCATTTTTTGCAGCGAGTGATGGGATTGTCATGGAGAATCTTGCACAGCGTTTTATGACGGAGGTTCAGTTGGCGGAAGCCCGGGCTTTCTATGGGTTTCAGATCGCGATGGAGAATATTCATTCGCAAATGTATAGTATCCTTATCGATACATATATCAAAGACACGACAGAAAAGGACCGTTTATTCAACGCGATCCAGACATTTCCGTGTATCAAGAAGAAGGCGGATTGGGCTCTGAAATGGATTGGTGATAAACGTAGCACGTTTCAGACCCGTTTGGTCGCGTTTGCATGTGTTGAAGGGATTTTCTTCTCTGGTGCATTTTGCTCGATTTACTGGATGAAGAAGCGCGGGTTAATGCCTGGTTTAACATTCAGTAATGAACTAATCTCTCGTGATGAGGCGCTTCATACTGAGTTTGCGGTCTTGTTATACACGAAGATGGTGAAGAAGATTCAGCGTCATCGTATCTATGAGATTGTGCGTGATGCGGTGGAAATCGAGAAGGAGTTCATCTCTGAGGCGTTGCCGTGCCGTTTGATTGGTATGAACGCCAAATTAATGTGTCAGTATATCGAGTTTGTTGCCGACCGCCTGGTTTTACAGCTTGGTTACGACAAAATCTATAATGCGACGAATCCGTTTGATTTTATGGAAATGATAAGTCTTGCGGGGAAGACGAACTTTTTTGAGCGCCGGGTGGGTGAATATGCGCTGGCTGAGAAGAAAGTGGCGGATACTGTGTTTGAATTCAACGCGGACTTCTAAGGGGGTTCCGCCCCCCCACGGCGGGAGCTACGCTCGATAGACCAACGGGGGTTCCGCCCCCCACGGCGGGAGCTACGCTCCATAGACTAACGGTATAAAACCCGAGGTCCCGCAGCCGTAAGACTTGACCAGCGAAGCGCAACGAGTAAATATAGACGGCGGACGTGTGTGGTGTTGTGGATAGATGTTGATAGAACTCCGCCGTCTATATTTACTCGTTGCGCTTCGCTGGTCAAGTCTTACGGCTGCGGGACCTCGGGTTTTATACCGTAGGTCAAAATAGAGCGTAGCTCCCGCCGTTGGGGGGCGGAACCCCCCTCCCGCCGTTGGGGGGCGGAACCCCCCTACATAAACATCGCCCGCATTCCAAATTGTTTATGTCCTTGCAAACCCACCGAAGTATTCGGTCTTTGTAATGGTATTATGATGTCGGCGTTTTGTTTGACATTTTTATATACACGATGCGATGTTCCAGATTTTTCAGCCGCCGTAGCCACCGCTGCCGCTGCAATCGCATTAAGTCTATCTTGTTCGCTTACAACTGGTCGGTCATGTGACATAATTAATCCAGTATTACGTCGGTTCATCATCATATCGCGATTCATCGTAAAAGGTAAATTGGTATTATTTATTGGAACATTCACAGTATTTACACCACTACCTTCTATTTTACGCGTTGGTGCAGGATTCTGTAGTTGAACTGGATGAACCCGTTTCGCTATATCAACGGTATAATCGCGTTGTAATTGTTTTATATTACGCATAGCATTCAGCGGTGATACGCGAATTTTACTTACTTTATCGAGAGACTGTTCTTCAAAATGAAGTTGTGAATAATCGATGTAAGTATCAAACGAAGTAACATCAATCATGTGTGTATCATTATAAATGACAGATGTCACATTCGTTAATTTAGATAATCCGTCCAAATTATTCGGCATGATTGATGTCGCCAATTCATCGCGGCAAATCAAACGTTTAAGACCATCGGCAAATTGGAGAATTTTCATATTTCCAATCGTAAAAAAATTGCTTCGGTCGATCGTAAGTCCAAACTGTTTTGCACGTTCGTGAATAAGGTTATCTTCACCGCCCCATGCCCAGTAGTTGGGAAATCCGTTAATTCTCTCGAAATCGACGCCACGAATCGAAAATATGCCGCCAAGTGCGAAGTGAAATCCGTAGAAGTGTTTGATGACACCATACTCCGTATGATAATTCAATACGTTTTTATCATATGGCAACGTATCTACATCATTAAAAATGAAAATGATGTTCTTGTAATCGTTGGGGTACGCTGTCTTTAATGCTAAAAACCCGATATTCTTCATTGCACCGCGATTAAATGGACGTTTGTCATTTTGATGCACGAAATAAAACATCCAATCTTCGGGAGGAACATCTTCCATCACCTTATAGATGTAAGTATTGAAGAAAACACGATGCGGTTCGCGATCGCGATATGGAACGATGAATACGTATTTTGGCACCGTCTTGACGTCAGAAGACGGCGTTGGTTCTGGTTCCATATAATAATATTATGATAATCGGTATAATATCATAATATAAGAAAAATGTGATATTACTACGATCATTTATCATTTATTTGTCTTATTTTTCAGTTCGGATCGGCGCGCGTAATGATACTACTACATTAGCCTTGAGTTGGTTCCACATTGTTCGATTCCGAGACGAATCACACGTTTCAATTTGCTCGGCTTTGGCGAATGCTCTAGCGGAGAAAACGTTTGTTCTGGCCCGAGTAATGATTTCGACGGTTTTGGTGGATCTCATTTTATTTCTGGATGCTGGTGTTTGCGATTGATTATATATTTACAAAATCATTTCAATTTTATGGTGCCGCGGTCGTGGTAGGCGCATATTTTGCAATAATCATTTTCGGAATCAGTTTGTCACGCATATCATATAGCTTCTTATAGCACTTATTGATGGTAACCTCGCTCATATCGCTAATACGATTCACATCCTTTTTCGTGATGGGGAGATGACACATGCATGCGACGAAATAGATAATGCCGGATGCGATACTGTGGGGTGTATTTTCCGGAATAAGGTTTTGTTTTTCAATCATGACCGCGATGAATTGACATACTTTGGTGAGTTCGTCGTTGATGGATAGGCGGCTACAATATCTCTCGATGAATGCTTCCGGCTTCGTTTTACAGAAGTTCGTTTTCTCGGAATTGTCTAAATTGGATTCAAGTTCGTTGATGATACTCACCGCATTCTTACAGCCTTTCGTCGCGCTGGTATTATCTAGGTTGAAGATAGTTGCGATTTCTTTGGGTGTGCGTGGGCAGTTGTGTATTTTGCAGGCGATATAAATGGATGCACCGACTACACCATCGCGGTTGAGACTGCGGAATGTTTTATGCTCGGAAATGCGTTTATGAACGCGGAGCGCCTCGTCAATAATCATCTTGGAAATCCCCTTGTTTTGCGCGAAGATAGTAATTTTTTGGAACATATCATATTGAGCCTTCTCACGATATGGCATAGATTGCCACTCGGTATAACGGCGGATCTTCATCATATCCTGTGAATACGAACCGCCCTCACAGATAACTTTGCATCCATAAGACGATTCTTTGAGAAGTGGATTTACGGGCATACCACATCGGGTTGGGTCGCTGTTTTGATTGTCATCCGCGCCGTAATATCGCCATTCCGCGCTTTGGTCGAGAGATTCATCCTTGTAGAGAATACTGCATGAGGGGTTTTTACACGTGAGAAACCCGTCATCAGTGAGAACTACGTCGCTGGCACACACTTCACATTTCTCTCGAATACCGGATTTACGATAGAGACATTCCACATCGGTTTCGGGTTTGATGAATAATGCCGACATCTTTTTTGCAGGAACAAGTGCGTCGATCTCGTTGTTGTGACTCGAACTGTCGTCGGCTTCGTCAATCATGTGCGATGATGTCTGCTTTGGCGATTGCTGAACTGTTTCAGGAATATTGTACAGTTTTTGTTCTTCAAGTAATTCCGGTGTGAAATCTTCTTCTATTTTTGTCCATATACTATCATTTATGAGGGGTCGTTTGTTTCGTTTTGTTTCATTATGGGTAGAATGATTATTATAATGCCAATGAGAACGATAATGTCTTGTACTCGACGAAACACTACCGACACCACCTGCGCCGCCGTTGGCTATGATAGGAGTAGGAATAAACACCCCATGACACGAATTCAAATTTGAAAGCATTAGAACGAAATTATATGGTAATACGCGTGATGTGTGTGTTATTCACTCTTTAAATAAAACATATATTTATATCTTTATATTCATTTATTTGTTCAATTTTATCCATATTCGTCGGCGGGCATCAACTATTATCTATTGATATAACAATAACGTTGTTGTGAATAACGATGGGTAACAAACTATCGAGTTCGTCTGTTGATATAGAAGACACCGAAAAAATGGCCTTGAAATTAGATTTATATGCCCAGCGCATCATATTGAAAGAAGTAAAATTCAATTCGTCTTTGTCTGACAGTGGTAAATGCGAGAAGCTGATTATCATTACAAGCGAGGTTCTGAATCGTCTGCCATTTCGATTGATTTCATATATGGACCGCCGTCATAAATTGTTTTCCGAGAAATATGAGACATTTAACGCGATGGATCGTGCACTTCTTGTAAATACAAACCCGGAAATTCTGAAGGAAAGCAAATTAGACGAACCGAATGAATTTAGAAAGAGACAAATGTGTGTAGGTCTTGCACGGTTTTATGTTCAAATCGGGAATCTATTCAACGCGATTATGTCGACGATGCGGCCCTACAATTACGAAAATACACGACGAACCGGTCCTGATAATTTCTATGATATGCTTACATTTAGTTTATTAGAAGGACGGACAGCGTCTTCGAAAGACAAATTGCTTTATGAAACATCGAACATGTCTGGGTTTGCAAAAAAACAGGCCGACATGAAAAATAAAATGGCGAGTATATTGAAATTCGGCGAAATCGTTCAAGACTTGACACCGGGCGAAGGAATCTGTAACTTGCAGCGAGATATAGAACAAAATAAAATTACGCCACTTACGATAACGGGTTCATCCGCGACCGAAACTAAAATCAAGCCGTCTATTTTTGCGATGTTGGAAGAACTTTATTATGATATCTTTCATCAATCATCCAGTGTAAATCCGAAATCCCCGCAATTTATTGCGATGACTGCAGTTATGAAAGAAAAGATATACCGGAATGATGTGCGAGAGTTGTATCGTATAGTTACCGGCGGAAAGGAACCCGGACCTGAAATCGAGACATTTACGGATGTTGCCAAGTATGTGAATGACAACGAAGAAATAAAGAAATGGTGCAGCGAGCCTCAAAATAAAAATCTGAAAATAAAAGTGACAAATGAATTACGGAGTGATTCAGGGTTCGTTGAATACGTTCAACACATCAAGGAAATGATGGCATATACCTCAAAACAAAGGAAAGGTATTGTTGGTTTATTAGACCGCGTATTTATAACGATGAAAAAGAGTGAGGATGAATTGCGCGAAATAGAAGAATCGTGGTATAAATCGCAGGTACGTCGTTATGAAGGTTTTGAACGAGATGATGAATATGCGCGCGAGTTCTTCAAGTTGAATTTGAAATATGACTTCTTCATTAATCCGAACTTGACGGATGCAGATTTACAGGTTATTATCAACGACGCGCGAACCCGTATTGTTCGATTGTACGCAGATAGTTATCAAAGATTTTTAAAAGGATTTAAAATCCTTCAAAAAATTCAAGCGAATAGTGAGTTAATGCAAGTAGAAATGGAGCAAAAACTTGCAAAAGAAGGGCAGCAACAATCTCCCGAAAAAGAAAAGTCAGAACTTGAGAGTATTAAATGGGACAGTACGAATTTGCGAGATGAAAAAAATACATCGGATATCATACAAAGAGTATTAAGTGACAAAAGTTCAGAGATTTCGAGTATATTTAGAGACCTAACTAGAAAGATGTACGAGAAGGGTGTGTATGACGATAAATCGAAACAGGCGTGTTTATTCTACTTAAAGAAAACGAATTCTATTGCGAGACCTTATTTAGATAAAGAACGGTTTGATAGAGAAACAACGGATAATATCAAATTTCAATTGTCATCTTTGGATACTCAGTATGAAGCATCTATGAATCAGGGAAAAACGATTGACCGGCAATCACAACCTATGATTACCACATCCATTATTTCATAATACTATACTCCATTCTCTTCCGCTACTGTAACCTATTTTCCAACTTTTGAAAATATTCCTGGTTATATACCAAATTGCCGGTTGGTCGATACGTATCAGTTTGCTTGTATTCCTTCTTGTCGGCTCCTGGGCCACCCGCCGACGCACCTGCTCCACCCGGTGCAGATGGATCGTTGCGCTGATTGTATAATAAAGCATTTGCGTCTTCTGGCGTACGTGGTATTGCAGCACCAGGACCGGTAACGGCACCACCTTTCCCGTCGTTGTATTTTATGACCTTGCCCTCTTCGTCATATAATATCGGGCGTCCATATTCATCGATTGCGGTTCCGGTCTTTTTCTTGAATTCGGTGCGGACATAATTCGGCACGTAATGAATCCATGAAATCAACAGGAGGTTTGGATGTGTATAACGGACAATAAAATTATTTTCTTGTAATTTATCTACGATATATGCAATACAACCTGCGTGGTCATAATTCGCTACACCGAGTATAATTTCCGGAACGACAAACCAACAGAACTGCTGATTACATTTTTGACGTGATGTCAGTTTGATTTTTTCGTGTATCCTCGTGAGTATTTTGTTATAGGTGAAAAGTTTATTTTTGTCTTGTTCCTGTTTTTTTTCGTATAACTCATCTAAATTGATTTTTTCGACGTTTTCGATATTATCACCGGAAAATTTGAATAAGTCATCCATTACGTGCGTGTGTATGTAATCACAGTAGAAAATAATGGAGGTTTGACTAACGCGTATCACGAATGGAATGGAATCGAATGGAATGATATTAAACGTAACTAATTAGTATGACTATAAAATGACAACGACCGAATCTACCATCAAACATCTCGTTATATCTTCAGGCGGTCCAGCTGGACACATGATGTATAGTATTCTTCGCACATTAAATTTGAAAGGTGTCTGGGATTTCAAAAATATCAAATCGATTTATGCGTCGTCAATTGGTTCATATATTGCGATTATTCTTGCATTACAATATGATTGGTCAGTTATGGATGATTATCTTATCAAACGACCATGGGAAAAAATATTCGTATCGACATCGGCAACCAATAGCGATGCAACGGAACACTCGTCGTCGTCATCGTCGTCGTCGGCCTTTTCCGACGCCAAGAATAAACTGGATTACGTATTTCGGTTATACAACAATCATGGTTTATACGGATTAAAAGAATTCACCGAGACACTTCGTCCGGCATTACAAGGAAAGGATATCCCTGTAAATATAACATTTCAGGAGTTTTATGATAGAACCGGCATGGAGGTTCATTTTATGGTGACAGAAATGAATAAGTTCCAGGTCGTCGATTTCAGTTATAAGACACACCCGACCCAATCATTAGTGGAAGCGTGTTATATGAGTTGCTGTTATCCGTTTGGATTTACACCGATATATCGCGACGGATGCTGCTATATTGACGGTGGTATTATTAACGACTATCCGGTGAATGAATGTTTTAATGACCAGAAATGTAATATCTCTGAAATACTCGGCATAAAGATGCTTTGGGAACGAAAACCTGCGAATTTGACCGAGAAGTCATCTGTATTACAGTTTGTTAGCACATTTTTCAACCAGATCAAGGGAAACTTATTTGAAAACCGGCCGACGAAAGCGATACCGAATGAAGTAGTTTGTGTATCTAAAGTATTTGCATCTCAGGATTGGATGAATTGGGTCAAAGACGAGAATTATCGACGCGAATTAGTCCTGCGAGGAGAAACATTCGCCAACGTATTTCTCTCGTATCGTCGGAATTTTCATGAATCGCAGCTCACACAACCAATAGAACCAACTTCATCTAAAAATTTAGTTCCTTTGCCGGTTACTGAGCCTGCTACTGAGACACTGACGGTTCCTGATGTATACGCCGACGCCGACACAGACACCACCATACCTAATTCAAGCGATAATACGTCATTTGAAATTCATAATACCGACATGACAATGGTCTAGCTTAGACATATGACGTTGTTGTCGTTATTATAATACTGTGTTGAGAAATTCCAGAATCTTATCTTTCTCGGGTTTTGCATCATATTCAATAACCTGTCCATCCTTCACAAGTTTGATGGTTGGATACCCGTCAATCTTGAATTTATCAGCCATGTCGGGTTCCGCTTCACAATCGACCGTCTTGAATGTCACGGTGTAACCGTTGATTTGACGCCCGTTGAGTTCTTTCTCGACTTCGTCAAAAACCGGCTTGGCCTTCTTGCAATGAGGACACCAATCAACTTTAAAGAGAAAGAGTTGGGCGACCTTGTCATCAGTGGCGCCAATACCGTCAGGTGCCGGAGTGACACCCTGTGCGTTACTAAAGAACTTATTCAGCCCCGGAACCATATCATTCTTGATGATGTAATAAAGGATACCGCCGATTGCCGCAATAATAACAAGCGCGATAACTATATTTTTGGAATTGGCGGAAAGCGCAGAACTAATGGAAGACAACGCCGACGACGCCGATGCTGATAAAGATGACGCTGATGAAGATTTCTCCATTTTTACTATTGTATAGTTATATTATAATACATGGATGTTTAATATCTATAATGAACGAATACATTCGTTCTTACGAATACATTCGTTCTTACGAATACATGAATAAAAACAATATGAAATGATTTCATGTATGTTATATACAATACACATACCGGATTTGACGAATGATTTTTCGCGATAAAAAGACAGGCGCTTTACTAAATATCCGCAGAGATGATTATATCAGCGACAGATTGTATTTTCAAGAAATGATTCGGGTGATGAACGGGAATCCGGCGGTTTTAATCAAACCGCCGCATTATAGTCGCCCATTTGACGAATTACAGTCGTATAACAACTATACCTAAAACCATAATAAGAAGAATAAATCCGGATGTGATAAAGAAATTATATTTAAGATCGGGGAATAAATCGGTTTCAATAATACCTTTTGTGTCGAATACTGGCTTTACAGCATTAAACAAAATCGCAGAAGTACCAAGCAGCATACATACAACAATCAGCTTCATAATCCATGATGATATCGAACCAGATGATACCGAAAATGGGCTAATGAAAAATATAATGACTAGAAGTAAAGATACACCTAACAGCACACAGGAATATTTGGTCTTTTCGCTATATTGCACGATGTAATTTGTCGGATCTTCAAGGATTGACATGATGAAATTGATGATTGATATATATATGACCTACTATTTATAATGGAAAATTTTAATATTTCATTCTTACGGCCCAGAATGGATAACAATTACCCAAAACAGACCAATTAGGTCCAAACCACGACTCGTCAAATTCCGAGTTCTCGGTCCCGTATTTTTTGCGAAGAACCGAAAATAAACTCTGGTCGTGTCTGGATCTATGGAATGACACATCATTTGGAATAAAACTTGGCGAATCATCTAGTAAATGATAATTACATGCTCCTTCATACCAGTGGTCAATTAGATCGATGGTGTGTTTGCATTTTCTTAAAATATATATACCTCCGATAAGTTGCCCGGTTTCAGTAACATGATGTTGATTTGCGTCATAATATTGTATAATATCCATTTTCGTCCATATTTTTTCTAAATATGGTGGTATTTGAAATGAAAAGTTGGCGAATTTGCTTTTATTCACGATATCGAAGTATTCAAATAAGCGTGGTTTTCCGTGTGGATTTATTTGGCAACCCGCGTCGGCATACACCAGAATATCATTATCGTTTATCTTCTCCAACGTTTTTTTTGTAAGATAGGACTTCCATATCCAATAACCATATCCGTTATTTTTGTTCGCTACTATGAAATCCTTGTGTTTATTCCAAAACGCCTCGTCATTCATCAGATCTTTTTCGGTGTATCCGATAATATGGTCGAATGCTCCAATTTCGTTAGCCTCGCGACATATCCGAGTGACCGCCGAGTGATAATCCTCTGTCGGTCCTCCAAATGTAATAAACCACTTTTGTTGCGGGATTTCTTCCATCACACTAAATTTTAATATTTGTATAATATAATATAATTGCGTACGTTTAAATTATATGTCAAAAACGCGCAAACGAAAACTCGGGCGGAGACGTGTGTCTTCGTCATCGGTGTCAAATCGTGCGAAGTTGTTGAGCGGTGGCGACGGCACCAGGGGCAGGGGGAGGGGCAGCAAAAGACCCGCCATAACGCAATTAATTCCGCATCAACGGACGAAAAAAGTGAGAGCATTTACCAAGAAGGATTTTCATAGCGGAGATGGAATGCTTACGACGGTATGGGGTCCGAGTATGTGGCACTTCATGCACACGATGAGTTTCAATTATCCGGTCACACCGACCGATGACCAAAAGAGGCATTATATGGATTTTATACTGAATTTAAGGAATGTTCTTCCTTGTAAATATTGCCGGATGAATTTGACGAATAATTTAGCAACACGGCCGCTGAAAATGTGTCATATGGAAAGTCGAGATACTTTTTCGCGTTTTGTTTATGATCTCCATGAAACGGTGAATAAGATGCTCGGGAAGAATTCGGGATTGTCATACTGCGATGTGCGCGAGAGATATGAACATTTTCGATCGCGTTGTACGCAGGATGCACCGAAGGTGTTTAACTTTAAGGAGTTTTATAAGAACCGAACAGACACGAGGAAGAAGGGCGCCAAACACGAAAAAGGATGTACGGAGCCATTATACGGGAAGAAGGCGAAGTGTGTGATTTCGATTGTTCCGCAAGAAGTGAAGGTGCCGACGTTTAGCGTGGATGACCAGTGTATTAAGAAGAGGGAGATTACGTAAATATATTTTATTGTGATTATATATAAATATTTGTCATATATCAGTTAAATTTTAATAGACAATATGTCTTTGGACAGGACAAGGTCGGCGAAAAGGCCGCCGCCGCCGTCGATAGAAGAACAAATTGGATCTCTTGATATTGAGATAGACAAAATGAACGACGCGATTGCTCAATATAATGAACATGCAGCCAACGCGGATCAGTTAATCGAAGGACAATTAACAGAGCTCCGTAGATTACTTGTAAGGTTAAATCATATACCCGAAAATGGTTCTGAACAATTCCGTAAACGGATTACTGACATGAAAGTTAAAACGTTAAAAAGTATTCAAGATTTGATGAACCGAATTAATAAGCGTTCGCCAGGTGATAGACCTGTGATGCAGAAAGCGCACGAGTTGATGCATGGTATAGATTATACTGAAGAAGAACTTAGACTAATTGTGGGTGCTTCTGAATTATTACAGAGATGTGCTGAAATTAAGCCCGTTGTGTTTTCGGGTTTGGGAGGTGCACAAAAAGACCAAGTTGAAGCGTTCTTTTTTAATGAAGTGATTCCATTAATTACAGCAGAAATCGAATCAGAACATGTGGAAAAACAGGGAGAGTCTTTGAAAAAATTGACGAAGGAGGTAGCGGCATTAAAAAAACTATGTCAAGAATTATTAGCACAAATGATCGCCGAAAAACCCATACCACCTGGAGATTTAGAAATGGACCGACGTAGAAGAAAAATAATAGCAATGACTTGTATTATTACAACTTCTGCAACCGATAAAGGTTTTGGAGATAATATTGGCACTTTATTACAGGCATTAACTCTACAAGACCTTCTTAAAGGTGCTTTTACAGGTGCTGTTTGCATTGCAGCAGCAAAAATAAATCCTACATTAGCCTCATTTGCGACATCAGCAGCATCTATGTTGACTGAAGCAACCGGAGTAGTCGCAGAAGCAGCATTGGAGTCGCCAGCATTGGCGGTTGGTACTGGTTGGCATCTGGCTCGGTTTATAGATGCAAATCTGCCAAGAAACCCCGATTTGCGGCTCAGAGATACATTACTTAGTGTGAGACCGAGAAGCAGACTTCATATAATGACCGTAGTATTCGGAGAAAGGACACCCATCCTTGGATGGTGGGATCTTGCTGGTGTAGCAAAACGTGTATTTCAGGTATTTGGTGAGGGAGTATGTACGCATGTTGCAAGCGCGGTTGATATGGGCAGGGATATGAAAGACGCGCCAGCTCATATACATGGCTTCTGTAGCCGATCCGCCGAAAGTCTCAATTCGACTATAGGCCATTTAGCAAATGCCATGGCATCTCGCCACCCTTTCATTGATAGTATGACATTAAGTCGTGCCCGAGATGTGTTGAACGGGTTATTAGATACGGATGAGTTTCAAGATCTAAAAGATGATGAATTTATTAACTATATTTTGCTAAGACTTGGATTATTAGATGAGGACCACGACCTAACAGAAGCAAAGTTTAAAAAGTATGAGGCTGAGCTAATCGGCAGATATGGCATTGGCCCAGAATTTAAAGCGGGTAGGCGGGACGTGGATGATAGCCTGCGCGTTGCGCCGTACACCGCTTCAGAAAGTCCTGATAGGAGGGACGTTTTTAAGCAACCTCATGATTCTCGGCAGGAACCTCAACCAATGTTAGGATCCAATGGAGAGGTAATTGGAATGATGGATTCTGCTGCTGCTGATGATGCTAAACAGCAACAGGAACCGGGTGAAGGAGAACACCTGCTTACTGGCATAAGATTAGCAGAAATGAATGCACGCGCTTCTCCGTTTGGTCCGGGAGGTGCCATACATACGGGTACGTTAGAGGTGCCTAAACCCCCAAAAGAAACAGGTGGTGTGGGAAAAAGGAATGGGGGTGTGGCAAAAGGGAACGGGGGTGTGGCAAAAGGGAATGGGGCGAGGTTGGATGGTGGAAAGCGCACTGCCCGCCGTAAAGCCACCACCAAAAAACAAAAATCCAAGAAAAATAAACGACAATCCCGTCGTAAATCGCGTCGTTCTTCTTCACGCAAAGCTGGTCGCAAGTAAAAAAATTTATTCTTCGAATGATTTTTCCTCCCAGAAAAATTGAAATCTTTTTATTGATCTCATCCAAATGGTAGTGCCCCCGCTTCTCTACCAGAAATTACGATGAAATCAACTACTTCTTCCGCTCCCGCTCCCGGTCCCGCTCCTACGACGGAATACTCTCACCCACTAGGTAATGATATGTATCACATTTGGAATATTCCTTCCTCCTCCAGGTCTGCCCCCGCTGCCGCCACCGCTATCGAGGATTTCTACCTCCACGAAAATATGTCATCAGCCAACCCCAAACAAAATCCTCATATACAAATCAACAAATCATTCCCGCGCCACCATGCACTCGTTTGTGCGTCGCTCGATTCCACGCGCGAACTCATTACGCGCGATGACGCCGTGGTGTGTCGCAAACGATACACTACTACCACCACCACCGCCGCCGCCCACGCCCACGATACCCGCCGCGAGACCCACTTCACCACTATATCCGCGTATCAAAAGCACCACCTTGTGTCGATGTCCGGGCTGGCGGGTCTTCTTATCGCGCGATGGACTGGTGTCGCCGGCGCCCGCGCACATACCATAAAAACCGCGAAAACACGCGCAGAACTGACCGCGAAATACATCCATTCAGCACTTGCATGCGAGTTCTTGATTGGGAATCGGTATTACCGAGACCTGCCGCGTGTTATTGCATCGTTGTCGATGTCGAAGATTGTCGGTAATGATAACTCTCGCGTAATGGCGAATTTTACATCGGCCGATGTGAGCCCCGAAAGCGTGGCGGCTACCAAAACCGAGCTCCTTGAAACCTACACCGCGCAAATCGACCGTCTGCTTCACGCCGTAAGGCAATACAAGCACGGGTTCGTCAGTCTTCAGACGATTCGCAGCGACCCCAAATTCACACAGTTGATGCGCGCATATTGGCGTTACTGTAATCAGGTTATGAAAATACATCATAATTTTGAAGAAAACCGAGGCGACATCAACGAAGAAACATTTGACACGGGACGCTTCTTCGTTAGTGCCGATATTTGCGCCGTGAGCGCTATTGTTCCGCAATTATACAATTATGACATCGTTCATTTATTTGACAGCGCTAGTCAAAGCTACGCTAAGTTCGTGAAAACCGCCAGGCACACGTTGGTGCGTCTATCCAACGACGGACTCACAGCCGCATTTCTGTCGTTTGCTGCGATTGAACCTCGGATGCTGACCGCAGAAATGGCGCCAAAACACGGAATGAAATACTTGACAACGTCGATGACAAGTTGCGCCAACCATATTCCGTCACGCCACCCCCTCTTCGGCGAGTTACGAGTCAAGTATCGCGAGCACATACCGCGAACTGCACGCGCTGTCGCCGACGATAGTGGCATTCCGCGTTTACCCCCTTCGATACGAAATGTTCGTAACTATTCGCCACTTTACGATACATTGGAGAATATTCGCGCAGGACGGCGTCAGGGGACGACACCGATGATTACATCAGCTACTCGGGCATATACGGAACGTCGCACCGCTGCGGCCGCAACCGAAGCAGCAGCAGAAGCGGCGGATGGATGGGTGGTGGTCTGTTCGCGTCGTAAACGAAAATAAATGACATGATGAAATAGAAAAATTGGATGCTGATGCTCATGCACATGCACGATTTTTCTATTCCATGAGAAAAAATTGGATGCTGATGCACGATTTTTCTATTCCATGAGAAAAAATTGGATGCTGATGCACGATTTTTCTATTCCATGAGAAAAAATTGAAATGCTTTTTTTATCAAGAAGCCATATAACAGAGCTTCTACCTCAGACACACTTACGAACGATACATACGATACGATGGCCCAGAACCAGAACCCCGTGCACGACCCCCGAGACCGTGAAGAAAATGGAATGAACGAATATGGTCGCATCACCGATGAATGGAACCACCGCATTCAGGTAAGAGAACGCAGACAACAACGCCGCCAGATGATCAACAATACCGACGGATATCGCGCTGGACACCGCATTCACCACATACGCTCGATTCAGATGGCTAGTTATGAACGCTGGAATCAGCTTTTCGGGAATGAAATCCTTCAACCGGCACTCCGCGAATACGTTGATGCGTCTCTTGAGTGGGCGCAACATGAAACCAATACTGTTCGTTTTGCGGGACAAATGGAAGTGTCGCTTTTGATGCAAGAGAATTATCGCCCAGGCGTCCATCTTGCAGTCTTCATCATCCATCTCATTCCACACCGCCATTTCCACGATGGGCATGTGATACAAATGGAGTTTGGTGAAGGAAGCAATATGCATCAAACCGTCGGCAGGATGTTTGACGTCAACGACCAAGCACTCGTGTCACAGGCAACCCAGTATCAATTGCTGGATTTCTTGGCGGACGACGATGAGGCGATGGATCTGCTCCATGGTTGCTTCACTCAGAATTTCAACACGACGCGGTTTTCGTATGTCGCTCCGGAAAATGACGACGACAGCGATCTCTATTACATCGTCAATCCGAATGCGGACGACGAACACGAATGGCACTACTGTGCAGATGTTGAACCTGAACTGGATGCCGACGCCGACGCCGTTGCGATTCCCCCTCCTCCTCCTGTTCATGACCTTGCTGCGATCTACCGAGAGAATTTCGGCTTTGAGAACGACGAAGATGACGCCGCCGACGTATGGGCCGCCGACGCTTATGCTTACGCCAACGCTTACGCACAAAACAATATCAATGAATACAATTACTACATCAATCACCACATTCCAAATCAAAATGTCGACGCAGATGATGACGACGACCTTCCCGCGCGCGGATAATGCATGCTCACTTGCTCGCCGGTCGCCTGTGCTATAAATCCAATAAAAACTAACACTTTTTTATTGGATTCCATTCCATTTCATTACATTCCAAACTGGCTAAAATCTGCCATAATAGGCCTCGGGGCATTAATATCCTCCGACCTGGAATAATTCGGCACCTTCTTGCATTCAAATGCAGGTTCAGGGCATCTCGCGCAAGCGGGGCAGGGAGGGCATTTGTGTCCATCGGAACCCGTTGAACCGTCTGTAGACCCCCCCTTTCCGGCCTGGTCGTTACCGGCAACACTATTCATCCCTGGAATGCCTGCTGGAAGATTCATCGGAAATGTGCTGGGGGATAAAGCCGAAATAGGCGCGCCGAGAGATGATGCGCTGATTCCATCGTTGATGCTCGGGTCATATTTGGTATTGGTGGGGAGTTTCGTATTAGACGCAAGATCTTTTGTCGCAATCGGCTTCAGAGGATCCGGAATATCAGACGGTCTGGTCGTTGTAAATCCATCACGAATGTAGTTGCCTAAACTGGATGCAAGAATCAACGAGAAGATTAGAATAAGTAATAGATGAACTTTGGTGAGTTGCATTATATCTCGATACTATTGATACTATATACATACAAAAAGTTTTTCATGTGAGACATAAAAAGTTTTCGAATAAAGAATTGAATGAAAAATAATGGTTTGTATGTAAAAGAAAAGAACACGAATCATGGAACCACAAAGTACGGAACATAGCGGAGTCATCCTTACAAAGAAACCCAGGCAACCTCGAGGTGCAAATACGACAATTCTCTCGACATCATATTCCGTGCCCGCGCCAGTCGATGCCGATGCCGACGCTGCAGGGTCGGCGGCCCTGATACATAAATACGAAGTCGGCGTGGATGAAGCCGGACGCGGGCCGTTATTTGGACGTGTTTATACCGGTGCGGTAATACTTCCTCATCCTTCTGTGTCGGACGCATCAGATGCACCCGCGTTTGACTTCTCTCTTCTAAAAGATAGCAAGAAGTTCCATTCTGAAAAGAAGATCCGAGAGGTAAGCGACTATATCAAGCAACACGCCGTTGCGTGGGCGATTTCATATGAGGAAGCCGATGTTATCGACTCGCTGAATATTCGGCGTGCGACGCTTCAATGTATGCGAAAGTCGATAAATACCCTGATCGATGCACATATCGAAGATATGGAACAACTGGATAAACCGAGACCGACCACAGAGGACTACCTTCTTCTCATCGATGGGAATGACTTTATTCCACTTGGGAAATATAATGAAGAGATGGACCAGATCGACACATATATGCACGTTTGCGTTGAAGGCGGTGATAATACGTATGCATGTATTGCAGCGGCGTCGATCCTCGCCAAGGTCGCACGTGACGACTATATTGAAAAATTATGCGACCAACATCCGGTACTGGATGAAATGTATTCTTTGCGCGGAAATAAGGGATATGGTGCAAAAAAACATATTGACGGCATACGCGAGCATGGGATTACACAGTGGCACAGGAGGTCGTATGGAATCTGTAAGCAGTTCGTGTAATGAACTGTGATCCACCTCGTGGATAAGTCCTTTGCATAGCAAAGGACGGTCTGCATCACTGCGGACAAGCAGTTTGCATAGCAAAGGACGGTCTGCAATAACGATTGGTAATCTACATGTTGTCCATCGCGTTTGTGCTCCATTCGCTCCCGCCATACCCCATAAACCCGCCAGGGATCGGAGTGCTTTGTTGAATTTGGCCATACTTCATAGCGTTGATCTGTATTTCATATTTTTTCAGGCGAGCATTCTCGGCCTTTAGTGCGGCAATTTCGCCCTCCATTTCGGTTACCTTGGATTGTAATACGCGTAATAAGTCTTGGATGCTTGATTTCATAGCAGATGCGGCAGTTGCAACGATCGACGATGACATTTGACGGTGTGGATGGAACGGTAGTTTATTTAATAACGCGATATATGTATTTCAATTTTATTTCATCGTGGTCAATCCCCGAATATGATTTCGGAGCAGGTTGTTTTCGATTTGAACTGTCCTGAGTTCTTGTTCCATTTCGAGGACCCTGGCTTGATACTCGTTGAGATTGTCTTGGATATTTGAAAGCAACACCATAAATGACGCCGGATTCAAACCAGCTGGCTTCGATGCCGAGGTTATTCTGGAGGAGGAGGAGGTAGTGATGATTGTCATTCTGCGATATAGTATTTGATATTCATGAAAAGATTTCAATTTTATTTTTGTCGGTATATATTGTATAGAATCCTCATCACACCCACCCGTCCTACAAACATGGTCTGTGCCATTTCTTGCGCTATCGCCTTCATTTTCATCGTCGCGAATGTTTACTGTTGTGCGTTCTCTCATCGTTCCGGCGGGGTCATCCAAGAATTCGTCGCGAAATTATCACCGGACAATCAACGCCGGTATGCGGACATCACCCGCGAGAGACAGGGTATTTATTTTATGGGACTGTTTCTTGGTTTCATCCTGGCGATGATACTCCTAGTATGCTGCCGTAAGTATTTTCTCGGCAGTGCTGGGACCGGGTCGCGTGGTGGGCTCCTGTGTATGGTTGCGGCCGTCACATTTAGCGTGAATTATTTCTACTATATTCTCTCGCCGAAGAGCGACTGGATGGTGCTTCATCTGAAGTCCGGCGAAGAAACGCAGGCGTGGCTGAAGGTATATCGCACGATGCAGTATAATTATCATGCGGGTCTTGTGCTGGGTATTCTCGCGGTGGTTGCATTCGGAAATGCGCTGTGTTCGTAATGAATATAAACATTCTAATCCAGCGCTATAGTATAACACCTCTTTGAAAATGGACGCTCCACTCTCTTTTTCCGCCACCGCGCCTGACCAGAAGAGCTGGCTCTCCAAGAAGGTTCTTCCTGCGATTAAGAAGGCTCTTCCAATTGCCAACCGGGTTCTCCCTGTTGCAGCTACTTTTATTCCGGGTCTTCAGCCAGCTGCTGCCATAGTAGGTGCGGTGAGTTCTCTCCGCAGATAATGAAATGAAATCCTGAGCGCAACCCCGAACATTATATCCGGCAAAAACCGAGCGGAGCGGAATGAGCGGAACGAGTGGAACGAGCTGAACGAGTGGAACGAATGAAGCGACGCGAGTCCGATAAAATTGATATTAAAATTCTAATATAAAGCAATCCTTGTGTTTCTTTATATTGACAATAGACAGACTACGATGCGCATTCTCATCTTTGATACCGAGACAACCGGCCTCCCTCCCCGAAATACCCCGACGAATCATACTGACAAATGGCCGCACATCGTTCAATTGAGTTGGGCGATATACAACGATGAAACCAAGCAAGTTGAAGAAGAAAAAGACAATATTATATCTCTCGGAACTCATATTCCGATTTCACCTGAATCAACGGCGATCCACGGAATCACGAGCGAGGTGTCGCGCGCTCGCGGAGTCCCTATCGAAGTCGCGCTGTTTGATTTCAAGCATGCCGCCAATCGGTGCGGTAAGATGGTCGCACACAATCTGGAGTTCGACAAGAATATGCTTCTCGTTGAGTTTTACCGAGCCAGGATGTTTCACACCGTGTTCCCTTCTGTGGAATATTGCACGATGAAGGAAGGAACGCCAATTTGTAAGTTGGTCAAGACGTGGGATGACGGACGGACCTCGCTGAAATACCCGAAGCTCGTTGAGCTTTATTACTCGCTTTTCGGAGCCGACGCACCAGCACCGGAGGGGCTTCACAACGCAAAGGTTGATGTGGATGTATGCTTGAAGTGTTATGTGAAGATGACGGAACAGTAGATTTAGTTACCATCACCTGGCGATGTAATATATTTTTTTATTGTAATTATATAAAGGATATATATGCCTCCAAAATCAGTAAAAAAAACACCGGAACCTGCGCCGGCGTCTGCTGAAGAGAAAGAGGCTGACCCTGATGCTACGCTATCTAGTCGTCCCAAACGGTTCTCTGCTACTGCTAGTAGAGCGTCTGCTACTGCTGCTGCTGCAACCGAGTCTGGTAGTGATGATGAACCGGAAACAAATAAATCACATATTCGGTCTTTGACTTCAAGAAAATCTCCTCCCAGGGGTGCTTCTCAATCTGCATCAGTTAGAGGCGGCGAAGAAGCTGAAGATTGGCAAATACACGATTGGGAAAAAACATACGGTGACGATGTCCCTTCACCAGATTCACCTAGTATAGACCCAAAAAAAATATCAGCTGAGGTGAAAAGATGGTTTAGTAAAGAATATCTTGACATCTTTATTAGTCATTTTCGTCGAAATACCGAGATTGCAAGGTCTAAACACCAAGAATGGTTGAAAAGGATTCGCGACGGAAATAAGCCATTTGCTGGACATAGTATTAATTTAACCCCGCGTCCAGAAGATCCAGATATGAAGTATTTTGGGTATTTTAATTATAAGGAAAATCCGGATTTGGGCGTCTCTGATGTTGAAATGATGACTCTGAATGCCAAACGAAAAAGAGCACCTAGAATGGTAATTTTAATTGGCGGGGCGTCTGTAGGAAAATCATCTGTTAAAATGAATTTTGTAACAAATGCTTCTGACCTGGATGTAGACGAACCCGTAATGTACGCTGATGCGATGTTTCAACAAATGCCTGATAAGGAAGAAATATGGGGGAAAGGAAAAGGAATAGATCAAAGACATATTATATACGCCGTCGTCGATAGATTAATAAGAAACCGTGATGATATTATTATTGATACAACTGGTGGTTCAAAAATGGCAATACATTATGCTATGAATAAAGCAAAATTGGCGGGTTATCAAATCGTATGTGTTGCGGTATGGTCACATCTAGATGTTGCTAGTGAAAGATGTGACCGTCGCACCGCAACTACATTACGAACGATGAATGGAAAAGGTGTATATTTTACATTTAAAGGTGCTCATGAAGGTAGGCTAATTGATCATTATGCATTAAAACCGCGGTTTCGTAACAAAACCGACCTATTCTTTTTAATAGATAATACCGAAAATCCAACTAGTGAGTTGGTCATAGCGGCCGGAGAAGCAACTAAAGGTAATCGAAGTATCCTAGGGGATATTAGTATTCCACCAACTACGGTTTTAATTCTAAAAAATACACATAAAGGAGAATTGCAAACAAATCTTGTTTATAAAACACCACGTAGTCCTGATGATATTCAACGTATTGATTTTTATGGATGTCATGTTCATCTACCACCACATATTAGTCCAGAAGCGATTAACCCATCTCATATAATACGATGCACACAGCCTCCTCCTCCGTCGGCAAAAAAGGGAGGTCGTCGAACGCGTAAAATAATAAAAATACGAAAAACCAATCGTCGTATTTATAAATAAAATAATCGTAGCAGTAAGCATACACGATATACTCGTCATTACCCTCACTAACTGTAGTATTATTCATCACATTCATCTGTGTCATATACCGATACTGATGCAGATGCTAATGCACCCGAATACGCGATTGAACTTGCTACTGAAGTTATTAATGGTGTGAAATAAATATGAACCCGTTTCATTTTACGAAGGAAATCCGCGCTCACCAACCACTCGATCATCATTTTGTCAGAGTATTCTTTTATTTTTGGTTTGATGGAACATAGACCGCTGTTTCGTGAAGACCGTGTCGATGGTGGTGTCGTTTGACCATATGGCCATAAATTCGCGCGAGTAGTGAGGAGATAGAGTACGCGTGCAGGTGTCATATATTTCAAAATTCGCGCGGTTCGGCGTTGGTCGGAGATAGGGATGAAACGCGCAGCTGACGACGGTGACGATGACGTAGAGTGAGCAATAGAAACCCAATAATCATAATCTGGAAAGGCGAGAGGTATTGTCCGTGCGAAAAGACGCCGCCAGTCTGCAAATGTACGACATGCGATGACATCATCTCCGCGGGAGTGAAGAAGCGGCCATAAGTATAAATTCACGATATCCATTACTGTTTCATTCCGGAAGAAATTGGGAACAGGTTGCGATGACGAATATATCGCACAGCACATTTCGCCTGGTCGCGGTTTCAAGAATGCGCGTTTTTCGCGTGTCATTTCACAATCTAGCCATGGGTTATATTGTGAAAGCAAACAGTAAAGTGATGTATTCATGCGCGGGACTTCGTGGATGACGTGGAGTCTATCATAAATTACACCATCCCGGTCGTTATTTTCGGATTGCTGTTCTTGAATACACAGCGGCGGAGGGAATCGGAAATTATTTCGGGTTGTCCATTCGCGCACAGGATCGTAGTATTCGCGATTACGGGACTCTTTGTCGGCGGCGGCGGCGGTGTCTTGAACGATTGTCTGTGTAAAGAAATCCTTGAATGATGGTGAGTTGCGAAGCATCGTTGGTACTTTGATACGATACTGCAAATACGGAAAAAAATTTCAATTTATTTCACGAGGAGCAGAACTCCGTCACTCAGAGAGTGACGATTATGCGGAGCAGAATTCACAAATGTCATCTTCGTCTCCTCCCGCCGCTCCCCCACCCCCCGCCTTCTCCGGTTCCACCGTGAATTGTTGTGCCTGGTGTTTCGCCTTCCTTCGCAAGTAATAAACACCCGTTTTCAGTCCTTTATTCCAGGCATAAAAGAGCATCGATGTCAGAATATTGTAATTTGGTTCTTCTACCCACAAGTTCATACTCTGGCTCTGACAAATAAATGCCCCGCGATCAGCCGCCATATCAATAATATGCCGCATCGGCATCTCCCATACCGTCTTGTATTTGAGTTTAAGCGCATCAGACAATCCATCGATATATTGCACGCTCCCCTGATTCGCAATAATATTCGTTTTCACGCGTTCGTTCCATAATCCAAGCGAGATAAGGTCGCGGATAAGATACCGATTCACCATAATGAATTCGCCTGCTAGGGTGCGGCGAGTGTATATATTACTAGTTATCGGTTCAAAGCATTCGTTATTTCCCAGGATTTGGGATGTGCTTGCGGTAGGCATCGGCGCCAAGAGCAGCGAGTTTCGCAATCCATACAGTTGGATTTTGCCTTTCAACGTTTTCCAATCATATTGTCGTGTGCGATATTTTGGTGCAGGATATGATTCGGCGGTAGGATCAACACCCCACATGTCAAATTGAAGAATACCTTGTGATGCAGGCGAACCTTTGAACGTCTCATAGGCGCCATGGCGTGCAGCGAGGGTCATCGACGCCTGAAGTGCTGCAAAATAAATCGTTTCAAAAATCTCTCGATTCAGGATTTTGGCTTCTTCACTGTGGAATGGAATATTCATCATCATAAAGACATCCGCGAGTCCTTGCACACCGATTCCAATAGGACGATGGCGCAGATTGCTCGTTCGCGTTTTAGTTGTTGGGTAATAATTAATATCGATGATTTGGTTCAGATTATCTACGATGAGGGCGGTGACGCGTTCAAGCTCGGCGAAGTCCAGGGGGGTGCGCCCCCCAACGGCGCTAGCTCCGCTCGATTCGGGGACGGGGATGGGGACGGGGAGAGAATTGGTTGCGCCGGATTCTCTCCCGGATGCGACGGATGAGCCAGAGACTACGGAGGAGCCGGAGGTGACGGAGTGGTCGGAAGCGACGGAGGAGATAGCGTCGGAGCCGGAGGCGACGGCGAACCCGGAGGCTCCGACGAACCTATTCAATGCAATACTCGCCAAATTACACACCGCTGTCTCATTCTCATCCGAATATTCCATGATTTCGGTACATAGGTTACTGCTCTTAATCGTGCCGACATTTTTCTGATTAGACTTCTTATTCGCTGCGTCCTTAAAAAGAATATAAGGTGTTCCTGTCTCCATCTGGCTGTCAAGGATTTTCAACCAAAGATCCCGGGCTTTGACCTGCTTCCTCGCGCGGCCTTCACGTTCATATCTTTCGTATAGTTCGCGGAATTCGTCCCCATATACATCTGCGAGACCGGGACATTCATCCGGGCAGAAATAGGACCACATGTCAGAGACACCGCCTCCACCCCCACGCACACGCTCCATGAAGAGGTCCGGCACCCATAACGCATAAAACAGATCGCGCCCTTTCATCTCTTCATCGCCGTGGTTCTTCTTCATTTCCAGGAAATCCTCGATATCAGGATGCCATGGTTCCAGGTAAATCGCGAAACTCCCGTTGCGTCGCCCTCCCTGGTCGATATACCGTGCTGTATTGTTATATACACGAAGCATAGGTATGATACCGTTGGATGAACCATTTGTTCCGCGGATATGCGACCCCGATGCACGAATATTATGAATATGAAGCCCGATACCACCCGCATGTTTCGATATTTTAGCACAATCTTTAAGTGTATCAAAAATCCCGTCGATGCTATCGTTTTCCATCGCGATGAGATAGCACGAGCTCAATTGAGGACGGGGGGTTGCCGCGTTAAATAGTGTTGGTGTCGCATGCGTCATGTATTTATTCGACATCGCGTCATACGTATTCTGGATATACACGAGTGTTTCATATACGGTTAGTGTGTCGGTGCGCTGGCTGTGAATACCAAGTGCAACACGCATCCACATATGTTGTGGTCGTTCTACAATCGTTCCGTTACATCGCATCAAATATGACCGTTCGAGAGTCTTGAAACCGAAATAATCGATGAAATAATCTCGTTGATGCATAATCATCTGTTCGAGTGCTTCATGAACCAGATATGGACCTGGGCCAGAGCCATTTCTTGGTGTATCTACAATTTCATGTAGAAAATCCCATACCTGCTTACTAATAATCGGAACATGTTTGTCGTTGGCGTCACGGAATTCGTATAATTGGCGCATCGCTTGATAAAATCCGCCAGGAATATTCTTATGTGCGTTGGAAATAATAATATAGGACGCAAGTGTGCCATAATCCGGGTGCTGAACCGCCATCATCGCGCACTGCTGGGCCGTGAGTTCGTCGATTTTCGTTGTTGGTATTCCATCATACAATTGGTCGATGATTTTAATGACGAGGGTTGTATAATTCACGCCTGTAATACCGGCATCCTGACCGAGTGTCTTTAGGCGGGCAAGGATTTTGTCGAATGCAACAATCTCTCGTTCGCCATTCCGTTTAAGGACGTGCATGTCTTCTGAAGCTGACGCGGAGGCCGACGCGGACATCTTATCTTCTTTTGTATAATATATACATTCATTTGGTTTAATATCTATTCGGGAATGAAATACTGTAATGAATACCTAGCTTTATTTTTACTCATCGTGGCGGTGGTGGTCGCAGGGCCGCTTATGGATGCGATACATGATTTTAGTGCAATCACCGGTGATGCCGACAAAAAACAAAGAGAAGGATTCAGCGCCGACCGTGTTCCGTCCGGTGAATATCCACGCGAAGTAGATGAACCGCTTTTGTATCCAGAATATCCGAAGAAGACAACCGGTTATGGAGTCGTTCTTCGAGAGAATAACTCTGAAAATAATTCGACGCTCTACCCCGTTGCCGCGAATCTTAGCAATTATGACCAAGCTACAAATAATGTGCGTGATTGGGTTACGCCCGATAATGGTTCGTGTATGCCTGCGGGGATGTGTGGTGCATTATACTCGCCGAAGACACCGGCCGAGTATAAAGTGCCTGACCCGCTACCTTTGGACCACCCTCAGCGCAGGATTGGGTTTTATGCTGCTGGGTCGGCGTAATATAAACAATAAAAATATATTCGATCCACATCCATTTTTATTGTTTTACTTTACTTTCATCTATTTCTAAGTCATCTATCTTGAAGCAATTGATTAGGACATCCGATGGGCGTTTCACACTATGTTTTTTATATGTATTGATATCGTTAATTAACATTAATGTTGCCATATTTGTCGCGGTGAATTCGGCGGTCTTGGACGTCAGTGCAACATTATCTGCTTCTGGTCGTGTATTCGTCGTTGTTGTCGTCGTCGTCGGCGGTATAATCGCATTATTCAGTTTAACGATTTTGAAGAATTCTCCGCCACCGCCGCCACTGCTGCTACCCGAGTGTGACGCCACCCCCGCCGCCGCCGGTTTTCGTTTCGGTGCGCGATGTTCATACCCGGTCTGTCGCTCTTCTTCAATCGTCGTCCATACAGTTTGAAGCACTTTCACAGCTTCCTCAAACCAAAGTCGATTCCTACGCACAAGAACACAACTGTATTCATCAAGATACCAGTAAATCGTTCGCACCCAAATACTTCTCAGGCGCTCATGTTTTGCAAACATCTCGGCTTCCCATTTCTCATATTCCGCTACCGTCGCACCAATCGGGGCGTATTCGTACAACTGTATCGGTTGCGATACACAACCCTGTTGTGTCAGTGCTGGCGCGGATTGAAACCATAGGATCACACCTTTCTCGTTGGCGTCGGTAGCAGATTTATACTCTTCCTCGCCGTCATATTCTTTGAATCGGGTCTCTACGAAATCGCATTCGTCCAGCCCACACACTTCCATTTGAATCTGGGTTTGAATCCAATATTCTTCTTTCGGTTGTCCTGTAATCTCTCGGTTAAAGATATTCTTAATCTCCACCATCCGGCCGAAGATGGCTGATGTAGGGTCGATATTGATTCCGTCAGGAGACGCACCGATAAACGGGTACGTATCATGCTGAATACACCCGAATTCACCGAGTTTGGTGCGATTACGGTATTCATAGACCATTACAGTGACAGGTTCATAGCGTTGGCCCCAGTGAAGCGGCGAATTCACAGAACCTTGCATCGGACCGGTGCTTCCGCCGCCCCCGCCTCCGTCTTCTTCGCTCGCGCAATATTTCTTGCATTTTTCATAGATAAGTTGATTCACCGATGCTTGGGTTCCGAATGCCTTAGACGCCGCACTTGCGGTGATGAGATTATTGCGCTGGGAGTACCATTCCGGCGTACGTTGCTCTGGTTGCGGTTTTTCGCGCAAGATCCGGATTTGCTCGGTGAAACAATCGACTGCATCGGCGTCGCGAATAACAGGGTGTGTCGCTGGCGATACACGAGGCGGGGCGATTTCCTCGTAAAATCTCTCGGTGATTTCATCATATAACCCGCGAATATATGCATCGGTCACGTCATTTAATGCATCCGCTTCGGCTTCGGTGGCGGACGAGAAGTTTGACATGTGACCGTTTATTTCCGAGAAGTATTGGCACAAATAGCTGTCAACCCATGTTCCAACGACTTCTTCTGTATTGAAGTCCTCACGTTTGAATTCCAGTATATTCTCTCGCGCAACGTCGGCCAGTTCATCAAGCGCGTCGTTGATAATTGTCTCTCGGTCTTCATCGGACGGAAGTATTGAATATGGTGCGGCGGGGGCGTCGTTGTCGTTGTCGTCGTCGTCGTCGTCGTCTGTGATTGTGGCGTCGCTGTCGCTTCCGTTAATAGGTCTGTAATACTGATGATCCACGATTTTAGCATGATGATTAGAACTCATACTCCATATAAATACATAAATAATAGAATTGCGTTTATATTCATAAACAACGTGATAGTTTCAATTTTATACCCTACTAATATTATATCTGAGTATAGTAGTAATTCATTATTATATACTCTCGATACTCTCGATACTATCGATGGTTGGGGCCGGATTATTGCCCGCTGCTGTTCATAAAGGCGTGATTTACTTATTGTTTGGACGAGAGAATGAACTCAACGATACGCCAGGTTGGGCAGATTTTGGCGGAGGGACAAAGCCGAATGAGTCCTTGCTGGATGCTGCTTCGAGAGAAGGAAGTGAAGAACTGAATGGACTACTGGGTTCGCAGAGTGTTATGAAAAAGGTCGCGGTTCGGCGTAAAATAGCCGAGCTGAAATTTCATGAATATACTACGATTGTATTTAAAACCGATTATGACGAGAAATTAGAAGAATATTACTCGAACAATTACCGGTTCTTCGAGAAATATCTGCCAGGAGCGAAGAAGAATCCGCACAATGGTCTTCTTGAAAAGGCGGAAATCAAGTGGTTTACATTCGCGGAATTACGAAAGAATCGAAATAAGTTTAGATTGTTTTACAGAAATATGGTAGATATTATATTAGACAACGAGGATGAGATTACGCACAAGCTGATGAAACCGGTTTGTGGTCCACGGTGCAGTTTTAAGGTTGCGCGAGGTGGTGGCGGCGGCAGCAAAATAAGACACGGTAAGAAATCAAATCGGAGAAATCTTACTGTGAAGAAACGTCTAACGCAGAGACGTAAGAGGCGGAATTAAGAATCTAAGGCAGAGGCAGAAGCAGAAGCAGAAGCAGACGCAGAAGCAGAAGCAGACGCATTCCCGTCTTCAAGACCCAACTTCCTCTTCTTCGACATACTAGTCGCTGGTGCGAGAGATTTCAAAGTAGATTGACGCTTTTCACATCTTTTAAGCGTGAATTTTTTAAACCCTGCATGATAAATGAGACATGGAATACTGGTTATTTCACCAGATGCCTTGTCATAAACAACATCCTTCGCGCGCATAAGTTTCTTCTGTTCAAGAGCACTGACAAGAAACTGGTAAAGAGCGGTGATTTCTTGCTCCGTATGATTTTCTTTCTTTCCGTGACGTGCGGCGAATTCCTTCAGTTTCCCGAATTTCGCCGACTTATCCAGTTTATTCCACGGATCGCTTTTACTCGCATTCTTCTCGTTTTCAAGAATATCGTCGATGTTTGGATTTGTCACAATATCTGGTTTCAACATACCGTAGTTGCCGGTAAGAAGCATGTTCTTGTAATTAATGTTTTTGAGAGCTGCATCGTCGTGTTCCGATGCAGGTGCGGGTGTAGCAGGTGCGGCAGGTACGGCCGGTACGGCATCGGCAGCGGGGGTAGGAGCAGTTACGGAAGATGCTTTACGAGGCATGTTATTTTGATATACATAATATACAAAGATGACTTAAAGTCGTTTTTCGTATATTATGGATTTGACGAATTATATTCATAAAGTAATAACGCACTATAAACAAGTTACATAGGCATCATCATGCCCGTTCCGATTCTCTTATTACCGGTCGAGAACGATGGACCTTCTTGGGGTTGAACGGGTACAGCGGACAATTTCGAACTGGGAGGGGGAGCGCATTTGTTAAAGTTCGTCGTATTACCGTTGAATGCGCTAATGTTGAAAGACAACTTAGCAGAAGGTGCATCGGACGCAAAGACGCAATCGGCGGTGGCAACACAGCGGGTAGCGGAAGCGGAAGCGGAGGTGAAGGGATTCAAAGACATTTTATGATATATTACAATATTTTACTTTTATATCATGTAACGAATACATGATATAATAAATCGATTACGTATTCACTCGAATTAACGACGGCCACCAAGAGGCAGACCCATAGAGGACGCCTCGGCGCGGGTAAGAGCGCCGGCGTTGTTGGCGGCGACTTGAGCGGCGCGACTGGGATTGGCCAAATAACCGTTAGAGTTCATCGTATAGCCGTTCGACTGGTAAGTGGACTTCGCAGATGGGCGACCAAAGGAGAAATTCACATTTCCAGTAACAGAACCGGAAATACGAGCCTTGTGGGCGACGGCAGAGGCAGCAGAGGCGGAAAGGGAAAGAGGGTTCAAAGGCATTTTATGATATAACCAGAGAAAATAGATTTATATTGTTTTCATGACGTATCCTAAATAACAATAAAATTGAAATTTATGTGATGTAAATCGACAGACACACAGGCACTCCTGCAGACAGACAACAGACACACGCTACACGATGAATATATTCATTCTCTCACTCGACCCGGCCAAAATCGCGGAATATATGATGGACAAACATATCGCCAAAATCATTCTGGAAGCGGTACAGATGTTATGCACAACTCAGAGATTGCTGGTCGGCGACCGACCGGGTGGTTGCGACCCCTGTGTTTATAAAATCGCACACAAGAACCACCCGGTGACGATTTGGTGCCGTGCGGCCCAAGCCAACTTTGTTTGGACACTCGACCTCATCGACGCCATGCACGCCGAATGGAAGTACAGATACGGACATCCCACCCACAAACAGCACAAGTCATACAACGTCGCACAGTATTTGCGCCAGAATATTCCCCCAGCGACGGCATTCGAACGCGTGAAAGTCGCAGGAATTATGACCCCATTTGCACTTGCGATGCCGGATGAATTCAAGGTTCGTATGGCCGCAACGGCTACCTGCGCAGCAGCACCGACAGGAACAAGCCACGGCGCCGATATCTACGACGCGGTTGCATCCTACCGGAGTTATTATTTGTCCGAACCTAAGCGCCGGATTGCGAAATGGGCGAAACTGCGTGAGACGCCGTTGTGGTATGCGCGCGGACTGAGAAAAATACAGGGTCGGTCGGGACCCAAACTAGTCATAAAAAAGATAAACAATCGTTGATAATATAATGATAAATATAACCACTTTTTATTTAGGATTTATAGATAGATAACCTGTATGTCTATACTAATTTGTGGTGCTTCAGGACTGGTAGGGCGTGACCTGTGTGAATTATTTGATCGAGAGAATATCCGATATGACGGGACGTATCATACTTGCAAAGACTCTGCATTTTGCGAACGAGAGAATATGTTCCGCGTAGATTTTACGAACACATATGAGGTTTCTGACTTTTTCACCGAGAATAAACATCGATGGTTAGTATGTGTATTTCTAGTCGTCGAGAGATCTCTTTGCGATAAGGAATGGAATGAACTAATGCGCATAAATGTAGATGCGGTAGATATGATGTCATCATTATGCGCGAAAGAGGGAATTTACTTTATACATTTATCTACAGATAATGTATTTGACGGGTCATCGCCGCCTTATTTTCCAAGCTCGCCAGTAAATCCTCTTCAAAATTATGGAATAACCAAACTCATGTCAGAATATCGGGTTCAGCAGAATTATGCACCACCGGTTTCTTTAGCGACATGTCTGTCTTCGTCGTCCGCCGCTGCACCGAATTACTGTATTATTCGAACACCGGTCCTTTATAGTAGTAATCAAGCGTTGTCTCTTTATGAAAATGAGGTGACTGTATTGTCAAAATGTATAATGGATTTGCGGAATGCACAAGGAATAACGACGACCAAATGGGAAGATGACTATTCTATTCGGCGCCCGGTTTATATTCCGGATTTATGCATTTTTATTCGTGTTGTCGCGACTATCGCCATCGAAACATGCGATATCAGAGGCGGTATCGCGCGAGAAACACCGAAATTCAGTGGAGTATATCATTTTTATAATCCAGATAACTGTTTCACAAACTACCAAATGATGAAGTCTTTTGCGGAGTATATGGAATTACCTCATCAGCATATTGTACAGCGGCGACGTCCATATCCCACATCAAATGGCTGTGTCGTTGATCGACAACCATATGATACACAACTGTTTGACGCACGATATAATATCCATAATTTTTTTACGCATACATTTTCAGAGACGATACCTCATATATTCTCTCGTTTCAAACATCCCAAAATCGGGGTGTCAGAGGGAGATTCTGTAAAACGTCCGAATACTTACTTCATTATGTTTGACTTAGATGGAACCCTCGTTCATACATCTTATGCACATTATCGCAGTTATCTTGATGTTTTTCGAAACCGTGGAATACCATTTATGTCATACAGCGACTGGAATAAATATATCAATTACCATAGTATCCATATCTACTTGGAGAATGTTGCAGCGGAATTGGCAAATCAAGACTTGGTTCAAATGGAACGAATTCTCTCGGATATACGAAATGAAAAGTTGGCAGCCTTCAAGATTTACGCTGCACTGTACGTTACCCCTACAAAAAACGCGCTTGATATGTTGAGATTTATAGAAGCAAATCCAGATACAATAAATGCGGTTGTTGTTACAAATAGTAGTAGTGAGACAACCAATATTATTCGAGAAGTATTTCCGGAATTGAATAAGATTACGAAATGGTCTGTACGAGAGACATATTTCCAACCAAAACCTCATCCAGAGAGTTATGCAAAAGCAACGGACATGTATTATAATCAAGAAAAATACGTCATCGGATTTGAAAATACGAATATAGGGTATGAATCTATGCGCCATTTAACACCTATCGTATATTTATACATAGATGAATACGATGATTACGCCAAACAGGATAAATGGTATTATAAAAAGGATGCTTTTATTTTTGATGATTATCGATGCGTCTAGTTGTAACCTTCTACAAAATCTCTCGAAATTATAGAATGTAATCTAAATCTTACGCATTACATTACATTACATTACATTACATTACATTACATTACATTACATTACATTACATTACATTACATTACATTACATTACATTATGTCAATAATCCATAATTTTTCAATAAGTGGAATCTACGAACATTATTCTTGCGGTGGTCCCATGTCACAACCCGGTGCAAAAACCGGGTTTATTCATCGAACGATGTACTTCCCGCATCAAGACGACGCCGAAATCTCTCGCATCATCAAATTACATTCTAGATTTGTCGTTGTAATTCAGCAAAATGAATATGCCGTCTCTCTATTTCAACGAGATATTCAACCGCAGATACATGCGGCAAATAAACCTTATGTCATCATCACATGTATGGATGATATGACATTTCCTGATGCTGTGGTTGGAACGTTTTTTGACACGCTAGTTCCGTCGCCGCTTTTTCGTCGATGGTTTGCAACGAATTGTCGAGACCGATTATTACAAGAGAATAAAATAACCCTATTCCGTATGGAATCGATTACTGGACTCTTTCCCGACGACAATCATGGACCAATACTCCGATGTCTTCAGCATGCACCCAAGACCGGCATCTCTCGCAATTACGGAAATCAACCGTTCATTTTTCAAAGCGACACGGCGGACATTCGCCGTCGTCGTCATCTTCGCCGCGAATCTATATCAACTTCCAATTTAATTTGGATGGAAATGGTAGTTCCGAGAGATTGTCGGCATATCAATCCATTCCGAGGGAATTAATGTCAATACAAGAAGCCCCGTGCAACCGTTATGACACATGGGGTGCGTATTCTCAGCACGTATTCGTCGCTAGCCCGCGCGGAAATGGACTCGATACAATCCGTACATGGGAGGCGCTTATGATGGGTTGTATCGTAATCGTGCGTCGATTATCTGATACTCCTGCCGCGACAACCGTAATGGAAGAATTGTATGCCGACTTACCTGTCGTAATTATCGATCAGTGGTCGGACATCACGAGAGATTTCCTCGACCATATTCTCTCGGAATATTCACAACGAACCTTCCGATATGATAAACTCACGATGAAATATTGGATCGAAAGGATAGAGTCGTCGTTCGATACAGATGTTATTTAGTAGTTGTATTATGTATCTCCGCGGTAAATTCGATGAAAAAAATAGAGATACAAGGAAAGCGTAACCAGGATAAAATGAAACAAATGGATGAACCGGATGCGGTGATTGAGAGAAAGATGCCGAAAAATCGCGCGGTTCTTCCAGATGGTTTTTATGCATCGGACCAATCTCTCGGACTAGATGTATTAAAGGCGCATATTGCAAACATATCCATCGGAACGATGCTAGGCCAGGGTCAGTGCCAAACCGCTGTGATCATGGGGGGCATCGCAAATACAGATATGGTTCTATCTTATATTCTTCGAGAGATTGATACGAAACGCAAGGCGTATATTTATCAAGACAAACATCATGAAATATATGATCCGAGGTATTCGATTACAACCGATAAGATCGTGGAACTTCTTGTCTCATCTGAACTCTTGTGTTATTATTGTCGAGAGATTTGTCAGGTAACCTATAAAGAATCGATGTGTAGGCGACAATGGACGCTGGACCGAATTGATAATAACTACGGTCATAATGATATGAATGTAGTTATTGCATGTTTGGATTGTAATTTGAAACGCGGAACGATGGATTCCGAGAGATTTCGTCAGGGCAAGCAATTCACTTTTCGGAAGATAGAATAATATTCTCTTTATATTATAATAATTATGCGAATGAAAAGTATAACAAAAAGACGGCGGAAAATTCGCAGTAGCGGTAGAAAAACACAACACCAGCATAAAAAACAACACATTAACAGAGCATCGCACACGAAGCAAAATAAAAGTCGCAAAAAGATAATGATGGGTGGTGTGGTGAGGTTATTCCAACGATTCAAGAAAAAGCCTAAATGGAATTGTCTGTGTCACGATTCCGATGCGAAACAACCCCGGCAATTACAACAATTACAACAACCACCACCACTACCACCACTACTACCACCACCACCACAAGGACCACCACAAGGACCACAACAACGACCACAACAACGACCACGACAACGACCACCGCCACCACAACCGCGTGCAGTCCAGCCGAACCTTCTTATAAGATCCCTATCATCTCGTAATCAACTAGATGGGCCCTCTGAAGATGGCCATATTGGTCTAAATACTGACAATTTATTTTTTGTACCTAATGGAATTAGATTGAGTAAGTTGAAGGGGCACCCTCTTCCAGAATCATTTTATCAAAGTGACGTAATCACGCATATAAATGGTAATCGATTAGATATTAAGGTTGGTGACACGCGCCAAACAAATGTGCAAAAGTTTAAAGATTTAACGAAAGGCCCAATTGGTGATATAATACAATTCACCGTAACGAATGGTAGGGGAGGATTAATTCCCAAATCCCGTACAGTGGATATTATACTGGGCCGAGCGCGGAATAAACAGGGTGGCAGAAAAACGACATACCGGCATAAAAAACATTTGAGTAGCAGAAATAGTAAGAAGAATAATAAAAAGAGGAAGGTGATGGTGGGGGGGACATTACCGAATGGATGGAAAGATATGGACGATAGTGTGAAGATGGAATTTATTAATCGTCTTAATGAAAATGACCCGATGTTAGGTGAGATAGATAAGTTTGAAAGAAGTAATTTTCATGGTAATAATATATTAGTAAGAAACCTTCTTGGTGATAAACTATATGGACCACCGCCACCCCCGCCAAAATTACCTACTCAAGAATTGGGGCCAGAGTCAAATCCAAAGCATTTAGCATCACTACCCCGCCATCAAGCTGGCACTCTTCCCCCGCCAAATTTATTTACTCCAAAATTGCGATCGATATATCCCCAATCAGCATCAGCATCACTACCCCGCCATCCAGCTGGCACTCTTCCCCCGCCAAGTTTAGTATATAGTCGTACACAACAAAGTATTTCTGATGATGATGATAATATTCATGTTGTTGATGTTGATGATGATGTTGATGATGATGCTGGTGCTGGTGCTGCTGAAATAAATCAACATCCCCCCGTAAAACAAACAAGAAAAAAGTCCAACAAACGGCGACTCATATGTGAATGTACAAAGGGATATGGTTAAAACTAACAAGGTTACACCTTTTTAATGCAGCAGATGTATAAGTAATAAAGTGAATATTTCATTATGCATACAACTTACTGTCCTCCACATTCCGAGTGACATCCTTGATGAACTTATCTAGGTTAAGCAGCTCGTTAATGTTTTCCGGCCAGATTCGTTGATAACGAAAGAGGAACCCGACAATTCCTGCCATCGTAATCGTTTTCTTGTTGATGTGCTCGTAAAACTTGTCAAATTCACGGTCGATTTCCTCCTTACGCATCATATCACAGAATAGGGAAATAATGGATGCTGGACCGAATTGATAATAACTACGGTCATAATGATACGAATGTAGTTATTGCATGTTTGGATTGTAATTTGAAACGTGGAACGATGGATTCCGAGAGATTTCGTCAGGGCAAGCAATTCACTTTTCGGAAGATAGTATAGAAAGGAGATAATCATACACCACGCCATTACGATGGGTTATACCGATTATATCATCGGGTCATTTGTATGGATTTGTATATGTGTGAGTATTTGCATTATTTATTTGATGTTAGTTATATCATCGTTGATATTCTGGATGCTACCAATCTCTCCACCAACGATTAAAAATGTCGCGGAACATATGACGAATGTTGTATCCACGTATGGTTTTCGCGAAGAATTGATCGATGTGTCTGGTGTAAAAATACACTACGTCATTAAGGACGCGATGGCGTGCTCTGATAACACCGACATTATTGTGTTCATTCACGGAACCGCTAGCTCCTCTATCACATTTTTTGACATGATGAAAGCAATACCAAAAGACATAAAATGCATAGCGATCGATTTACCTATGTTTGGTATAAGTGGTAATATTGATACTGAACATCGGTATAAAACGAACCAAGAATTATGCCAACGTTATGCCGACATTATCGGAAATACACTCCACTCGTTGAATATTGTGGAAAACACGATACTTGTAGCGCATTCTCTCGGCGGATTTCTTTCTATTTATGTAGCCGACCGCTTTCCGATAAAGAAGTTGATTCTATTGAACCCTGCAGGTATTCTTCCAACACTCGGCGTATATGGTTATTATTGGGGGATGTTTTTTAGAGCGGGTCTGCCAACCACGATGTTTCATATTCCACTTGTTTCACGCGAGATCTTAGTTTATCTTGGTCGGTGGTTCGGTGGTGGTGACGGCGACGGCGACGACATAACCGAATTTTGGTTATCTTTTTTCGCGAACCCGGCCAACGAAGGGCACCGAATATTACAAAGGTTGATTACACTACGCCCGTTTTACTCTTATTGGAATACACCCGCGATTACAACCCTGATGGATGTATATAAAAAAGTGCCGACGAGTATTTGCTTTGGTGAAGACGACACGATTATTCCGTCACATATCGGCGGATTCATAGATGAATTAACGCGAGGAGAGATTATGATACACATCGTAAAAAATGCGAATCATAATCCATGCGTAAATATTGATTGCATGGTGGAATTTTTATCATCTATATTAAATGGCACCTGGGCATCAACCCGGTCGGCACGGTGTAAAATACATAAGATCACCGGAATCGATGATTCCAAAAAAACACGACAGAACTGCAGAGGGTTTTCATATCATTCACTTGAGAAAACCGGCGAATCATTTCAAAGGATATATGATTACATTCTTATGAATACAACTTACTGTCCTCCACATTCCGCGTGACCTCCTTGATGAACTTATCTGCGTCAAGCAGCTCGTTAATGTTTTCCGGCCAGGTTCGTCGATAACGAAAGAGGAACCCGACAATCCCTGCCATCGTAATCGTTTTCTTGTTGATGTGCTCGTAAAACTTGTCAAATTCACGGTCGATTTCCTCCGGCGTCATCTCCTCCTTCCGCATCATATCACGGAACAGGTGCTTGACATCCACTTTCTTCGGGTAGTTCATATGAATAATCATATCTGTCCGTCCCTGGCGCAATAACGCGTGATCCAAACTCTCCGGATGATTCGTTGTAATAAATGAAATAAGCCCCTTGCGGAAAAAGACGCCGTCAAGCAGATTCAGGAGATTGCTGAACGTGAATGTGCTCTTGTTTTCCTGGGTCCCGGTGCGTTTCTCGAACAGACAGTCGATGTCTTCGAAGAGGAGAACCGACTTCGGCGGGATATCACGGAAAGCAGCGAGGGCGGTATTATTATCCGTGTCGTGGTTAATCGAAAAGATACACAAGTTATACCCGATTTCCTTACACATCGCCTTGATAATACTCGTCTTTCCGCTGCCGGGAATGCCAGTTAGAAGATAATTCTTCTTATACGGAATCCCGAACTCGTCGTATTCCTTCTCCTTCTTCAAGAAGTCGATAATATCTGCACGCATTTTCTGTTTCAACTTCTCGTCAAAATAGACGGTGTCTAGGGTACGTGAGGGGATTTTGTTATAGCGCATCCATTCGCCATACTTCGACATAACATATACGTGGAGTTTCGAAGTATCGACTTCGTTGTTTTCAAGGAAGTTGTCGCTTTCGCGGTAAAAATGGTGAAATATGACCGGCGAATCAGTGAGAATTTTTATATATTCAAACTTCGCCGCCGCATCGTCGGTTCCAACGATTTTATCCTCCTGAAGGTATGTGATGAAAAACTCGGCGGATGTTTCGGGTTCGGTCTTCGTTGCAGGGACAGTGTACGTATATTTATAGGTGCCGTATCCAATCTGGACATAGCAAAAATCTTCCTTGTCGTATTTGTAGGGACGGCGGCGGAGTTTGAGAGGCATCGGGTTTGTGGCGTCGGCGGTGGTCTCGCCTCTCGGCAAAAAAACCAAGTTATTAATCGTGTGATACATATAAAGCAACATCTGGTTAATAATAGTGCCTGTCTCGGTATAATATTCGTATTGCCCCGCAGGCATCTTTTTCAAGTCGATGAAGAGCTTACTAGATTCTTCGGCACCCGACTCGCTGTCGGCGTCGCTTGAAATGCCACTTTCAGAATAGCATGTCTTAAGCATCGAATTTGCTTTTTTATATTGGTCGGCTTCCTCTGGTGAAATAGAATCGGCACGTTCGAGAGACATAACGTGTAATGGATTACGATATATAATACCTTAATGAAATGTGTTTATATTACATAGTTGATGAATGAACCAGCCATAAAAGTGGTTTAAATACTTACCTAATATGTTTATTACACGAACATGCTGGCCTGCATCCAACAACCCAAAGACCCCCGACAAACATCATCCTTTTCACCTGGCTCTACTGCCCCTGCCACTGCCCCTGCCGCTTGTGTTCCGCATCTCGCGCACACCAACAGTCTTTATAACACGCAAAACGACCTCTTGCTTCATAAGGTCCTCCGTTTTTATAATGAAAATGGCGGCGAAAATATGGAGAAGATGCTCTCGGTAATCAACGGCACGACGAATATTTCTCTCAGAATCATGGACTGGTTTGTTACGAATTATTCCAAGAAGCATTATACGGTGTATGACCTTGAGGACAGCGGCACTCCTGCCAAGCGCTTCAAAGTGTATGTTGATTACAAATTAAAACTACGGGCATATTCTAAAAAACGGTTCGACCCATTTTGTAGGTGGGAGAGAATCAACGTTCCCCACAAAAATGGCACTACATATATTCAAACCACACTCGGACAACTCAATTTCTTCAAATGGGCAATCGAAAATCAGGTGCTTCGTTATATTCACGAGAATTACTCGGTTATCGAATCAGATATGAATATTCGCAATAATACATCGCGCAAGATGGCGAAATCACACCAAACATCGTCTGCTACGGTGGATGGATGCGAAATAAAGACCAGCGAATTGACATGTGACACATCAGCGGCCGCCGCCTGCGACGACGACGATACAAGTACCACTTCTAAAATCAAACATCGTAAAAAACGTGAAGAGTTGTCATCCTCTGCAACGAAAGGTATCAAGAAGGAATTCGTTGATATTGTGATTACGTTTGACTAATGACCGTTGGTATAATAATCCGTAAATTAGATAAAAACAAATAATATTGTTAGTATAACTACTAGGAATATTATTTAAGATAGATATGGGCAATCAGGTTTCTCTTATTCCCAAAGTGAGCTATGAAGATATCCAAATGGTTGTTTATCGAAATTCGCATGTTCAACATTCTACGTTGTTAATCAATACACTTCCGCCATCTCTCCAGCACTGTCTTATCAAAACTACGGTGGATATACGTTTTGAAGAAAGAGTTGTAAATACTGTTATACAGAAGCGGCCCGATATCATGATTATTGTTTATGGTAAGAATTCAAACGATATTACAATATTACATAAATACGAACAACTAGTGAAACTCGGTTTTATGAATGTCCATATTTATACCGGAGGTATATTTGAATGGATGCTTCTTCATGAAATATACGGAAAAGACCTTTTCAAAATAACGCGGTATGAAATCGATATTCTACGTTATCGCCCAAAGTCGGTATTGTTGGCTGCGATGACGGTGGGTGGTGGAGTAGGAGGCGCAGACGATTTCGGAGGTTATCTTGAAGATGGTTCTTCTTCTTCGGGAATGCCGACGGCGAGGGAAGAAGATGACACAGAAAGCGATATTCGTATAAATATTCCACATCAGAATACGAATATGAACGAAAGCGGCAATATATTATCGACGGGCATCCGGTGGTTATTCGGTGCATAGTCGGCCGAACTAATATAAATAATACCGGCGTATTTGTATTATAACCATGATGAAAATCTTCGTCCTTCATTATTCAAAACTTACGCGCCGAAAACAACACATTTTAGAACAATTCAAGAAACACGGTATCACCGACTACGAATTCATCGAGAAATTTGATAAAGACGCAATCACCGACGATGAATGCCCCGAGTTCAGTAAAGATTATGTCGCCAATCGCCGAGCCGAGTTATCTTTGCATCTAAAGCATATTTATTTGTATCGGTTGATGCTATCCGAGAATTATGAAGAGGTACTCGTACTCGAAGATGATGTTATTCTTTCGGATGGTTTCATGAAGAAACTAACGGAATACATGACACAATTGCCGAAGGATTATGACATGCTATTTATCGGGAATGGTTGTAATTTACATATTCCAAGAAACCAACTCGTGGCCAATCAGTATATTTATGCAAAATGTCTTCATGAAACTGCATGGGGTGGTAATGGTGCGGCTCGATGCACCGATAGTTATATTATCCATCAAAGATGTGCGAAGAAGCTATGTGACTATGTCGCCGCCGCCGGCGCTGCTCTCGTCGAAACTAAGAAAATCAATCTACCGGCGGATTGGTGGCTGAATGAAGCAGCGAGAGACTTGGTGTTGAAGGTATACTGGGCAGAACCGACTATTGTATCACAAGGCTCTCAAAATGGAACGTTTTCTAGGTCGATTTGATCATCTTTGTATAATACGACAATTCTAGTTTTTCATATCGGAATTCATTCTTATCGAGTTTGTCTTTAAAATGAGCCAACGTTGTTACCAATAATTGTAATGAAATATCCTCCCACTTATCTACAATAAGAACAGGAAGTCCTTCGAATAGTTCATCAAATACGGACGAACGAACGATTGGAATGCATCCGCATAAGAGTGCTTCCCAGGTTCGATGACAATCCATACCGTTCCCAAATGGAGATAATACGAATGCGTATTCCAACATACTTTTCCAAGTGGGTGTTCGCGGTATAAAAAACGTTTGCTGAGAGATTAATTCAGATGGTATCGTGTTGATCGCGCTTACGCGGTCGTTGAACCGGTCGGGGCATAACATGACATTTGAGTATATACGGATTTTACGTTGATAAAATGGTTTCATTCCCGCGCGAATCTGGTGAATAAGAACGCATTCTTGTTCTAGCGGAGATGTTCCATCGGACGATACCGTCATATCGATATTCATTACCCAAGGATGCAACGGGTTGGTACTAATTGTATGATAATCCAACCCAATAGGGAATTGTTTTAGTTTTGCGAGTGTTGTTCGAATTATGTCTTCTACTGTTTGTGGTGCAGGTTCTGTTTTAAATACGGCCGCATTTGCATTCCAAAGCTTCGTTATTTTCTCTTCCAAAAAAACACGACAATCGCGAATATCCATATTCTGACTGAAAAGACCACGAACGTTCGGATTCAACATAAACATTACAAACTGATTAGGATGATTGGGAACGGTCTCTCGAAACATCGTAAGGTCGCCATCACCGCATACGACGACATATGGAATTTGTATCTGTGACGCATATTCCTGTATAAAGTTCTGGAATGCATTACAGCATACATAGATTGAAACAGGTGGGTCTTTGTTATCATGATGACGGTCGTGCTGTACCGCAATAAAATCCTTGATATACTGTAGGTCCGTCGGACAACTGGATTTTGGATTCATGGAGCGCACCTGACACGATTTCAATAATCCACGACTTGATACAAATTGACATGCAGCTTCATCACATCCCGGCATTATATAGCAATCCTGTGATTAAAAAGATATTATTGTTCAATAAGTACTGAATAATAATAATAGTAATGTTTAATTCGTTTACACCGCTGTCGCCGTCGCAAGTAGCCCCCGAATAAACTCGGTGATACTTTCCATCCGCTTTGAAAGAAGACGAGGAGTTCCGATAATGTCTTCGTCGGCAGGCAATTCCAACAAAGGACAGGTCTTTGCACGAATCCATGTTTCGTGATAGTCATGACAACGTTGGATATAATCAGATTGTATCGTTTCACCAGCACGCGCACGTTTCCCGATGCGTTCTATGCATACACTTGGTGATGCATTTATATATACCATACCGGATAAAGGAACATCCGTTAAGAACTCGTCAAACCACATCGTATAAATCTGGAACTCATCATGCGAAATATCGCCAGTATCATACAACATCTTGGCAAATACGTTGCGATCGGTTTCTACGCTTCGCTCAGTGATGATAAGTTTGATTTTGGGGTTTTGAACCGCTTTACGAAGCAGAGAAAGGCGCGAGATATACGCCATCATCTGAAATTTGAACGCATTTGCACGAATATCCTTGTATAAATTTGTCAAGATATTCACCCCATCCTTGTCGCATATATTGTTCCATAATGCCACAGGTTCATCTACAAAACACACCTCTTCTTCAAATGATGTAATGGTAGGTAAAATCGGCGCGTCAGCAGCGGCTCCATCATCACCGGTGGCATTAGATTTCATTCCATTTTTAAGATATTGCTCATATTCATAACACGTCGTGGATTTTCCTGAACCAATATTTCCGTCAAAGCTTACAATAAGAGGAAGAGGCATATGATATAACACAGATCGAGGCTGGCTGGCTGGGTGATATACACTACACGGTTATATTTAATTCAATTTATGGACGCGAACCCTATTATAATACTTTTATCACTAAAATTGATATAAAATAAAAACATAAATAGTAATGTATTGAGGTTATTCGTAACTATTTGATTATATACATGTCGTCGTCGTCCGGAGCAGAATCAACTCTTATTCAAGTCAAACTCACCGGAGATGAATGGAACGGTGTTGAAATTATGGAACCAGAAGAAGAAATGCGCATCTTAAAACTCATCATCGATGGATTTCATGATGTCAATATGGTATTCAATCCGAATCTTTCGTTGATTTCGCGGTTAAAAATAACGCACACTCCAGAAATGGAGGATTATCTATTCGATGAATACTTCAAGAAACGGGTTGAACGCATCCTTTCGGTCGGCGGGTTCCATACTAGAAGTAATCGGTTTGAAATTACGGGGAAATCAAAGAAAGTAATGAAAAAGGTGGATTTGATGAGAATACAAAACATGAATACCACATTTGGTGGCTCTGGTGATACATATGATCATCATATCATGAATACGATCGATAATATGATAGAAGTAAAGAAGAGTGGCGTCGCCCCACAGGGGACCGTCACGACAACAGTCGGTCAAAATGAATGGTTGAAGCATTATTATACTCTCAAATTAATGCTTAAAAAATCGGTCGCTGGAATCAACGCGCATATTATCGATTTTGCAAATTATATTATAGAGGAGTTCAAAGGCGAAGTTGAAATTGCGGGGTTTCTTCGCAGCGCATATCGTTTCATCGAACAAAATGAGAATGTCTTCAAATACGCGGATTTTCAATTATACGAGCATCAAAAACAACTCTTTACCGTTGCAAAACGACCTGATGCGAAGCTAGTGCTTTATATTGCGCCTACGGGGACTGGAAAGACGCTTTCGCCGTTGGGTCTCTCAGAAAAATACAAGATTATCTTCGTGTGTGCTGCACGACATGTTGGGTTGGCGTTGGCAAAGGCGGCAATTTCCGTGAAGAAGCGCATCGCATTCGCATTTGGATGCAGCAACATCGACGATATTCGTTTGCATTATTATGCAGCGAAGGAGGCAATCCGCGACAAACGCAGCGGACGTATTCGCAAAGTGGATAACAGCATCGGTGATAATGTTGAAATCATGATTTGCGATATCCGTTCGTACCTGCTTGCTATGCGGTATATGATGGCGTTTCATCCGCTTGATCAACTTCTTATGTATTGGGATGAACCGACGATATCGATGGACTACCCTGAACATGCGCTTCATCCGATTATCCATCGAAACTGGAGCGGCAACTTGATCCCCAACGTGGTGTTATCATCTGCAACATTACCGCGCGAAGATGAAATCATGGGGGTGATTCAGGATTTTAAGGTGAAGTTTCACGACAAGGGGGCGGAAGTATATAGTGTGGTTAGTCACGATTTCAAGAAGTCGATCCCGATTGTGAATCAAAGCGGATTTATCGAACTCCCACATTATATGTTTGGCGATGACTATGAACGCGTGTTGGAATGCGTTGAACATTGCAAATCATACAAGACTTTGATGCGGTATTTTGACCTGCGCGAGATTTTGCGGTTTATCGGATTGGTTACGAAGCGTGTTGAAAAGGATGACAGCGACAGCGACAGCGACAGCGACAGCGAGGACGACAGCGACGACGACAGCGACAGCGAGAAAAAGGCGACAATTGATGACGACCCCGACACCGATGATAATCGCGGACTCGCCATAACCTCTCAGAGGTATCTTCCTGAAAATATGTTCGGTGATATTGCCGACATTACCATGACAAGTATCAAGGAATATTACCTGCTTCTTCTTGAAAATATTAGACCCAAATACTGGACGCGAATTTATGAAACGCTTGCGGGGGTTCGCAAACCCAAATTTGCATCCGTTGTCAATTTATCAACGAGTGATGCACATACCCTTACGGATGGACCTACAATTTACTTGACCGAACATGTGGATAAAGTAGCTGCATTCATGCTCCAAATCGCGAAAATACCAACCGTAGTGATGGATGATATTATGCAGACGATTGACTTCAATACGCGTATTCTGGAAGATATTGCAAAAACCGAGAAATTGATTAAAGATCTGGAAGGCGAAAGTAAGGAAGCCGCCAGCGGCGCCGACGACGAAAAGAAATTCCGCAAATTCACGTCAGATACACGTGTCAATCCGGAAACTGAACGCCTTCATATCAAGGTTGAAGAATTGAAGAAGTCGGTGAAATATACCGCCCTTCACGAACTATTCGTTCCGAACCGGTTGGAACATTTGAAGCGATGGACCGATCGTACGGCGATTTCCAACGAATTCACATCATTTGTGGAAGATGAAATCGTTGGAAAAATTATGCTTCTGAATGTCGATTCACACTGGAAACTCCTCCTTCTCATGGGAATCGGCGCCATTACGAATGCCACCGACCAGAAATACACCGATATTATGAAGACGCTTGCGAAACATCAGAAGCTATACCTGATTATCACCGCTACAGACTATATCTATGGCACGAATTATCAGTTCTGTCATGGATATATCGGAAAAGACCTAGAGGGGATGTCGCAGGAGAAGGCGATTCAATCTATGGGTCGTATCGGACGTGGCGCTATCCAGCAGGATTATACCATTCGCGTTCGCCACGACGCGATCATTCGCCATATCTTTACGGCATTACGAAGTGATGATAAACCTGAAGTATGTGCGATGAACCGGTTGTTTGTCACGGACACCGACATCGAGGCCGAAGCCGAAGCCGAAGCTAACTGAACATCTCTTCAATCAACTTTTCCAAGGTATCATATTCAAACGTCCATCCCAGCTTTTCGCGCGCTTTAGATGAATCACCCAATAAAAACTCGACTTCACAAGGACGGAAATACTTAGGACTTATTTTTACTCGGGTCGTGCCATCTTTCACGTCCTTACCGATTTCATCCATCCCTTCACCACTCCACTCTATTTGTATTCCTTTGAACGCAAACGCCTTCTCTATAAACGAACGAATCGTATGCGTTTTCCCCGACGCCAGTACATAATCATCCGGGCGATCCTGTTGAAGCATCAACCACATTCCATACACATAATCCTTCGCATGACCCCAATCTCGTTGGCTATCTATATTTCCCAACTCGATACACTCCTGTCTCCCATCCAGGATATGCTTGATACCATTTACGATTTTCATCGTCACAAAATTCTCGACTCGACGCTTACTTTCATGATTGAATAATATACCATTCACCGCAAATAATCCGTATCCTTCTCGATACACTTTCGTAATATAATGACCATATACCTTTGCGACTGCATATGGCGAGACCGGATTGAAAGGTGTATTCTCGTTTTGCGGTGTCTCTTTCACTTCCCCAAACATTTCACTTGTCCCTGCCTGATAAAATCGTATCTTTTTTCGGGTTGATTCGGGTAATCCTCTTATAATTTCCAATATTCGTAATACTCCAATCGCGTCAACATCGGCAGTATATTCCGGTATTTCAAATGAAATCGCGACATGGGATTGCGCGGCCAAATTATATATCTCTAATATTTCAAAATCGGGGTGGTTTTGAAGGATGGAGTGAATATAATTTGATAATCCAGCCGTATCTGTCATATCTCCATACCGTAATTCAAGTTTATCACGAATGTGCTCAATTCTTTTATGTGAAAACAACTGCGACGTTCTACGGACAATACTGAATACCTTGTAGCTTTTTTCCAATAACAATTCTGCCAGATAAGACCCGTCCTGTCCGGTGATTCCGGTGATGAATGCAAGTTTCATCATTAGTGATGCTAATATTATATCATTTTAGTTCTTTATATTAAATATTATCCATTTATGCACATAGAATTGTTTATTGATACTTTCGTTTTTGTGTTATCGCGCCATTTAGAAAAGAATTAACAGGTTTATACATAATATTATTACCTATTTTTTTACGCGCTATTCTTTTACGGCAAAGGGATACTGTATGTTTTCTGGCTGTATAGGGGATTCGTTTATTAGTGGAACTATGCAACAGTTTCGGATTATAGTACTTCCGTATTGACGCATTATCATTATTATACGAAGAAACCAATGTAACCGATGTATTTTTCGGTGCATTGTCTGTATGGGTCATCTCCATTATAAACGTCTTATGCGTAAACACGAGCAATGATGAGGATGATACATGAGATATATACTCATCAAACTGTTCTTTACTTGATAACTCATGATGACTAGTATCGTTTTCGTATTTTTGTAATAATTGATAATCGATTCGCGGAAAATGAATTCGCCTATTGGATTTGTAAAACAATTTTTTGAATCGGTTAATCTTTTTTTTAAGGTTAGATACGGAATTCACTTGAATTCGTCCTGACTCATTTTTTATCGTTTTTACAAAAGGAATCACATGAATTACATTCGTATTCGGCGTATCAATCGAGCATAATGTTATCATTGCAGTGATTATTGTTCTCATAAGCGATGAAGATAATACCTTATCGTATTTTATCGGGTTTGAATGAAGGTATTCTCGCAACATAAAACACTGTAATATTCCGGTTGTAGATAATAATGGGTCAGTTGAAGAGTCATCTAATAAATTCGAGCAACTTTCTGCGTGACGAACCAAATATATGTCTATCGACGGCGACGGCATATCCATTGATATATTTATTATAATATAATTGTATTATAATAAACATGTCTATTGCTATCACGCCCCGCCCCCCTCGCCGCACCGCCTTCCTCGTAGGTATCAACTACAACAATAACCCCGATGCAACCCTAAACGGCTGTTACAACGATGTCGTAAATGTAAGCCAATATCTGCGTTCTACTTTAGGGTATGCCGCCAATGCGATTACTCTTCTTACCGACGGCAATCGAAATGCGGCGGGTACTGCCTCCGCGTTGCCCCCCACCCGCCAAAATATCCTCGCGGGAATGGCCGCCCTTGTCGCCGGAATGGTCGCCGGTGATGAAGCCGTATTCCATTTTTCAGGTCATGGCTCACTCGTCCGAGATACCAACGACGATGAAGTCACCGGTCTCGACTCGTGTCTTTGTCCCCTAGATTACAACGCACCGGTATCGGCGGGCGGCGGTATCATCACCGACGATGAACTTCGCACGCTTCTCGTGAATAAGGTTCCCCGTGGTGCGCGTCTATACGTTATTTTGGACTGCTGTCATAACGGCACCGGGTGCGATGTTCGGTATAAATACGAAGATTATAGTATTCTTCTTTCTCCCCCATCGGCACGCACCCCCGTGTGGCGCACCCAACAAAAGGCTTTTTTCAACGGCAAATATACCAATACCGCCGGCGAAGTCTTCATGATTAGCGGTTCGCGTGACGAGCAAACATCCGCCGACGCGTATATCAACAACGATTTCGCCGGAGCACTCACATACGCCGTATTCGCCATTCTCCGCGCAAACCAAGCCACAATCCGCACGTATTCATGGAGCTCACTTCTCCGCGATGTCCGCCATTTTATGCGCACCAATCGCTATTCTCAGATTCCGCAGATAATGACCGGACAATTAATTTCTCCGGCGAGGGCGGTTTTCGCGGTCCCGGCGGTGGCTCGTGGTGGGGGGTCATTAGAACTGACTTCCGGTTCATTCGGAATCTTTGGCGGTGGTGGCGGCGGCGAAGGCTCTAGGGGTGTCTCAGCGTCAGAGGCGTCATCTACCCTATTCAGTTTTAAACCGAAATCCGGTTCAAATACACCCCGTCATGGTATTCAATTCATTCATTAAGTGATTTTTTTCATGATATGGAATGGAATGTAATGTATTGTAAAAAAATTGAAATCCTTTTCTTACAATATCCTGAATACATCGTCCCTGATTACATATAAGAGACATGTCCGTGAATCCGAATTTGGCTGCGCTTATGCGCGTGATTGAAGAAAACCAAGACAAAATTCCCGAAGGTGAGTATTTGGAGGCGATGAATGCACTCGGCGCACTTCATCGTGAAATACCACAACCACAACAAGCAGCAGCAGCAGCACCCCCCGCACACGCCGTACAGTCGGGTCACCCCCCCTCCTACGCTGCATCGGTTCCTTTGTTCGGTGGAGCAAGTGCCAACCCAAACTCCCACAGCAACCTAATTGCGTCGATGGGGCAATACGGCTACAACACATGGATCCGTGTCACTCGGATGATTCCGGAGCATCGCGGAATGACCGCAGTCCAGTGGGTCGCACTTACCCAAGAACAACAAAACAGCCTCAATCGTCAGGCTACACTCAAAATCGTCGAGTCCTACGAACTCGACCACAGAAATCCCGACCCGAAAATATGCCCCTTCATCGCCAGACACGCAGTCGGTCCTTGGACCTATGGAAACGAAGACTCTACCTGGACCTGTGCCTGCGGCTATCATGGAAAAAGCAAAAACTGGAAAAAGCATGAAGAGAGCGATCGTCACCGGGATTGGGCACAGCACCGCATCGTTCCCCGCAGGACGATTGAAATGATGAATTCGCGCATCAAGAATGACGAACGAGGCGAAATCCTACACTTCAACCAACCACTCACAGGTGGTATCCGGTATTTCCTAGTGAGTCAGGAACGAAATGAATGGACCAACCCAGAATTCTACTCGGAAATCCATCGCTCGAAGAACGGAAATGGCGGTTGGTTCGTTCATCACCGAGACGACTCTGCGCATTACTACGTAAGCTAAGTGTGTGTGTGTGTGTGTGTGTGTGTGTGTGTGTGTGT